TAATTCTTCTAGAGTCATATTAGTAATTCTGATTTTTGAAAATAATCCTTCTCATCGGATTATTCAAGTCTTTTAGTCTAGAATCTGTTATAAATCTAGATTGTCTTATTTCATTAAAGTCTTTAACTTTTTCAGTCTCTTCGCTAACTTCAGCGTTTCCACCCAAATCAGCTTTTCTTATTACGCCACCTTTGACTTCACAATCTATCATATGGCGAGGACAATCTATATAACATCCCTCTATTAGATTACCGTAGGAAGCTGATGTATCCTTAATCTTTCCAGAAAAGATCTTATTACCATTCTCTATTTGACATTCATGAAGTTCAGAATTCTTTACCTCACATCCATAAAGTTTACAGTTAATAACCTTAGCGTTTCTTATTTTACAGTCAATAAGGTCAAGATCCTTTAAGAATATAGAGTGCTTACATTTAGCATCTTTCAATTGGAATCTACCTGTAGTGGTATCATAATTAAAAAATCCAGATCTAACATTACCTTCCACAATAAGATCGAATATCTTCTCTCTTATCATTGGGAAGTAAGTTTTAATATTTTCCTCATACCCCTTAAGATCTACAAGAAGATGGAAATCAGGAAAATTTAAAAAGAAAGAATCAGGGTCAGAGAAGCTTCTAACGACTTTAGAATAATCCTTCATCATCTCTTTCAATTTTTCGAGATCCTTCTTGTCATAAGGTTTTTTTCCGGTAAGAATGTCATGGAGTAAAAGAACAACATAATCTATAACCTCCCTTATCGAAGATATTTTCTTCTGGTAGTCCCTACCACCTAAATACCTAATTTCGATATACCCATCAGGTACTTTGGTAAAATTAGCACCAAAGTATTTTTCATCAGGAATTCTAAATAATTTAGGATCTATCGTAGTTAGATTTTCTATCATTGCGAATCTATTTCTAGGAACTACCCTTTTTATAGATTTAGCATAAACAGAATTTGTTCTATTCCCAAATTTAGAGTAGATTAATCCCTCATCTATACCAAGAACGAATTTTAGTCTATCCAATTCTTCCATCCTGTTTATATCCCTATTCATTTTATCAAAGCTAATCGAGAATTGGAAAGCACATTCGTCAGTGGTCCATCCGTTTGCATCGATCCATCTTAAAACTTTAATAAGAATTGGAATTGCCTCGACATAAGGCATAGGTCCAGTAATAAGCTCATTCATTTTACTTCCCCCTGAATAATCAGGTTCAAGTTTAAATGTATTTGCAGATACAGGTACATCTGAGTGATATTTATTACTCAGAACAATCTTTTTGTTTAATAGCTTAGAAAGAGAATCCACGATCCTGCCTCTCGTCATATCAGAAAAGAATTCGAACTCAAATCCGATTACGGAAGAGGCAAGAGCGTTGGATTTATTAAAAAAGCTATTATTCATTCTCAGGTTGTGCGAAAATTTTTCCCATCACAGGATCAACCTCATAGACCTTAACGTCTATAACATCACCTGTTTTAAGATTTTTATGTGCTTGTGTCAATCTTCCTTGTGGGATCATAGCCATCAGGCCAATCTCATGAAGTTCGATCAATGCACCATTTTTTCTCTTATGCTTGACTGTAGCTCTTAAAATAGGAGCATTACCTTCATCTACATCTTTTTTAAGATCATAGATTTTTACAGTTTTCTCGATTGGTTCACCAAGGGTAAGAGTTAATCTATTGTCTTCCTTAACTTCCTTGATGTAGAATTCGATTTCATCACCAGCTGTAAATCCAGTAATTTGTTGATTTTCGAACTCTGTTTTGTGAATAAGCCCAGTGTAGATGTCTTCCCATTCTACGAATACTCCGAAGTTTGAAGTACCTGTAACGTGGCCGGTATATTTCTTCGTTAGATCCAATTCTTGGATCTTCTGATCCATGATCTTAGAAAGATATTTTTTGTATGAAACAACGAATATATCCTTGTGCTGAACATATCCATCTATCATGACATAGAATTTTTTACCGATATATGATTCAAAATCAGTAATCTTATTGGCAGCAGCAAGAGAACCAGGTAAAAAGCATTTAACCCCCTGAACATCTACCAAATATCCTCCCTTGTTTATAGACTCAACTCTAGCCTCATAAGCTAAAGATTCTTTCTTGATTTGCTCAAAGAATTCTGCTTTAGTGTTTGCGATGTATCCTTCAACAACAGATCCGTAATATGTTCCCATTACGCTTCTTACAATTGCCTGGATTTCACCACCAATTCTAAATTCGATACCAGAGATATTTAGCCTCTTAGCATCCTTTCTTTCTTTGTTAAGATCTACATAAACAGATTGTCCAGAATCAGTCTGAGCAATTGCATGATCATCATTAAGTGTAATGATCTTACAATTGTAAGCCATTCCTGTTTTTAAATCTTTAGAAGTATTAAGACTCTCGATAGATTCTGCCATTAGCCTATAAAGCTCCTCAGCATAAGGCTCGTGACAGAAAACTTTAGATCCGTCGATTGTTTTAATTTTTTTGTTCGCTGTTAGTTTACTGGGAATATCCCAATCAAAGTTTTCATACCCTACTGTAGGAATTTCTGACTTGTTCATTTATTTTTGGTTTAAAAAAAGTTAATTGTAGTATATATCGAAAGAAATTTCTTTCTTGATTCTACTTTACTGAAGGAAGAAGGTATCTGTAGATTAGATTAATCTCTCTATTTATAAATACACGGAATTCTCTAGGTTCCCTTATATCAGATAGGGATTCCTTACTGACCTTAAATCTCTCTACTCCTTCTACGAGATCACCCGAAAATATATTGACCCTCTGCCCATTTTCAGTTATGTATACTCCAGATATATTATTATCTCTCACATTCGGTGAACCAATCTGATCAAAATAATATGTAGTTAATGAATCAGATATCACAGAAAGAACCTTTACAGATTTACCAAGGTCTCTCAATGACAATTGACCGTAGTAGAAATCCTCTTTATCCAGCAAAGGACCTACAATATCAATCGGATTGAAAATAAGGGTAGAATCCGCTGTGATTCCACCACTTATATTGGAGAGATTATCTCTTGAGATATAGTTGTTAATTCCTTGGGATGTGCTTATATCATACATATCAAAGAATGGAGTCTCTATACCATCTTCGGTGCTTGTCGAACTATTTTGTATTATATCGGCTACCTCGTTTCTATAACTAGTCAGCTGTTCACTTGTTATTGGAGATAATTCTGGTGGCTTTGAAGCTAGATACAACAGTGACTTCTGACCTTCAAACATTATTCTAAGTAAATTTTCTGTACCTAACGATACATCGGAAATATTAGCACCAGATTCGGCAATCTCGCTATCGTTTGAATTTCCACTCAAAACGCTTTTTATGACACTAGGAACAAGCGAAGGTATTTCAGCGGCAAGAGAAGCAGTGATTGCTATAATACCCTTCAAAGATTCCCAGACAGAGACAAGCTTAACTGGAAGATATTTTTCAATTATATAAAGAAGTGTCTTGTTAGGGTTATCTGCAGTTAAAACTGCTTTAAGAGCATCTGAATTACTGCCCGATTTAACCAAGTCGTTGTTTGACTGTACCAGAGTTACAGTAGGTGAAACTAGGAGTTCAAAATATGATGTGTTCTCTTTCTGTATTAAGGATTTATAATTTATTCGGTATGTGTAATATGACTCATTAACTGAAAGTGATATTGTTGAATTTACAGGAGATGCAGCTATCACACCGGTAGAATTTTCAACGGTGTTTGTAAGATTCGATATTTTTATAGATCTAATCTGGGATAGATCCTCGTTATCAACAGATATTTGGCCAACATCAGGTATCGCACCATCGGTAATTATATAGTATGGCAGATCAACTGTATTTTTACCACTGGACGAAGAGCTTATCAATCTGGACTGCTCTTTGAAAAAATCCTGGTTAGGTTCGTACGATGCAAGTCCCTTTTTGAATTTACCACAAATCAAATCAGAAAACAACGGCTTTATTCCTCTGTTTTTATCATTAGGATCGACAAGTGCTTCCTGATAAGGCATTATCGGTTCTATTACAGGTCTAATGTAAGGATCAAGAAACTGTAGGAATGCTTCAGAAACAAGATCACATATCAGTTTTATTGGATTTGTTATTCCCTGTATAATTGCTTTAATTAATTTTATCGGGCTAGTTATTTTTTCAGCGAGTCCTTTTAATACACCAACAAGCACGTTTATAGGTAAAAGCAAAAGCCTAAAATAATTACCAACAATCTTTATAAGGAAAAAAGGATTTTCTATAGATATTTGCATGAGTCTAGCAAAGGATATCATATCCTCCTTAGCTTTCTCCTTGGCATCCGAAGGATCATTCTGTAATTTAGAAAAATCAACCGCTGGGAATTTTCCAGTTATCATACCAGAAAAAACCTGGTTGAAATCAAGGCCAGAATCTTGTCCTAGCTGAGCCAAATATTTTTTGGTCGGTGAATCATCAGGAAGTACATTAAAGTTCCCTAGACTGAGATTAAGTGATGAAATTAAGGGTAAATTGATACCTAAAACAGATAAGGGTATTAATATGGACCCGTCCTCAGTTATAAAATCTCTTAATAAAAAGGATGAGCTGTTACCAATCCCAGAAAATCCAGGAACGAAGATATCCTTTTGTGATTCATTTTGATCAAATTCTTTTGTTAAAATTAGTTTTCTCTCACCAATACCATCAGACAATTCTGTAATCACGAATACAGCAGAATCATTCCCATCAGATATAGTAATTCTATCCTGGATTTTAAGATTTGTTAGGGATTTGTTTTGCTCATTCGTTTTAGTAGTGTAGCTAACTGTAACTTCCTTTATAGAAGAAAGAGAATCTGAAACTGTTGTGATCTCTCCAGATTTAGGAGGCTCGCTGGCTGAAAAAACCAAATCGTAATTATAAAAGGTCAAAGAGCTAGATTGGAATTCACCTCCCAATCTGGGATCCCCCGCCTTGTCAACTAGTTCTTTAAGCTTATTAACATCACCACCAACAGAACCAATTTTAAAAGCTATAGGAAATGGGAATTCTCTTAAAACACTATTTATTCCCTCATCAATAACAAACTGTATAGGATTTGTAAATATCTTTTTTACAGTCTCAAAAAAATCATCCAGAGCGCTTACACCCTCCTCGAGTGTTTTCTTACCGATAAGTATCGGGGCTAAAGATGATGCTATACTTTTTTCGAATGATCTTATGAGTAGTTTTATAAGCATACCAATACCAGGGAGTGCTGGATCAGGTATTTCGAATTTGGAGTCGCTAATAATTTCTTTTGATCCCGTATTAACACGGTCGACAAACTTAGAAATCTGGGCATCCGATAATATTTTATCAGGTAATATTGATGCCATGCTTACCTAGTTTTTGATACGTTAGACAAATGGGTTGGATCCGATGGTATTACAGGAGGACTCGTAGGAGCACCTAAATTACCTATATGTGTGTGTGTATTAAAATACGTCTGGAATGTATTCCCCTTTATTACAGATTCTATTGCTGCTTCTCCAAGCTCTATGTTGTTAGAATTTATAATAACCTTGTTATTTTCCATTCTAATCTGATCCTCACCCATTTCTATAACAACTCTTAGTTGTCCTCCATCCTGTGTATCGAGTTGTACTTTGGCATCTCCTAGAGAAAAAACAAATCCCTTCTTTTTAGTATAAAATAATTTTAAAGGACCCGGATCTGCATCACCATCATATATTAATGAGTGAGCTCCCTCATAAGAATCAGTGATTTCCTCGATTAGATCAGGAGCACTTTCTTTCTCATAGTGGTATGACATTTTATAGTAATTCTGTCCATCAAATTCAACAGCTACAACAGCTCCCAATCTAGGTACGGTTATTCCACCACTACCATTTTTACCAAAAGACAATCCGCTAATTTGATCAGCCCATGGAATGTGTTCAGGTTCAATAGTATCAAATAGACCAAATACCCTTACCTTAGCCCTTCCTTGTTTTAGAGGATCATTAATATCTACAATTTCTCCGAGGTATAATCTTGGTGATGACATAATGTTTATTGTTCTGGATAGTCTTCAGGATTAAAATCTCCAAGACTTATGTTATATTTATCAGCCGGTTTTGCGTTGCCTAAATTTATTGGTGCATCAATGATAAAATCTCCGGAGGTTTGTGGATAAACCTTTCCTAGTATTCCTCTTTGTTGTTGATTTTGGATCGGATCGTATACACTTCCTGGAGGCTGTGTAAAAGTATTTTCAGGAGATCTAAGCTCTCCATTTGATGAAACTAGTGATGTATCTTTGTAAACATCCTCCCTACCTAATTTTTCAGGTATTATTTGATCAGTATAAACATCATCATCTATAGTTCTATATGATCTGTTAGGAACACCAAGATCTTGTCCAGGTACACCAGAATAGACATCATCATTTAAATTTGGTGTGTAGTTTCGATCAGGTACTCCGAGATCTGATCCAGGTACATTAGCATATACATCACCTCCCGGTACGGGATAGACCCTGTCAGGTACACCAAGATCAGATCCTGGAACATTATCATAAACATCGCCTCCTGGGGCAGGATAAGCCCTATCAGGTACACCGAGATCCGCACCAGGAACACCCGCATAAGCGTCACCACCCGGAGCAGGATAAACCCTGTCAGGTACACCAAGATCAGCACCAGGTACATCAGAATATGCATCACCCGAAGGGTTTGAATAAACTCTATTAGGAACTCCTAGATCAGATCCTGGAACATTTGTGTAGGCATCACCGGATGGAGCTGGGTAAACCCTTCCGGGAACACCAAGATCAGATCCTGGAACATTCTTATAAACATCAGGATCAGTTTGTATCACTGGATAAACCCTTTCTGGTGGACCACCTTGACCAGTTTTCTGCGGGGTTGGTAGATTTCCTTTAAATATGTTATCTATACCGGTTTCTGCTGCTCCATTGAGAAAGTTTTCTGCGTTATTAAACCCGAAGTTACCTCTCTCGTTTGTCATTCTTCCTAATTGAACCGGATTGAAACTGTATATGTTTCCAAGAAGACTCTGATTTACTCCAGATAACAATGGATTCACGAATTGATTTATACCCTCGTTAACAAGATCACTAACAGCAGAAGAAACAAAGTTAGTAAGGAGTTGTGATCCTGCACCAAGTACACTTTCAATATCAAGGACGCTATCAAGATTCTGAACACTTGATCTATCTTGATCCCAACCATCAGCAAGTATTAATGGTTTACCGTCTTGTCTAATATTTGGATACTGGTTCTTAGTTCTAACCTTACCAACATAGATTTTAAAAGACTGAGTTTCGGGGTCAGCATTACCTGATCCATTGTCAATAGAGCTCTTTATTGAACTACTATCACTAAAATCAAATTCACATTGGCTGCACTCGTATATCAATACTGGTTTTATACCAGTTTGATCCTGTTGGTTTCTAAATGCTTGTGCTTCGTTTTGCAATCCTGAGGAATCAAATACGTTGCTGACAAAGCTAGTAAAGGAACTTCCGTTTCCACTATTAGAATCTGCTCCGTAGCTTCCACCAAGATTAAATCCATCAACCGAATAATTTCCGGTTTCCGTGTTAGTAACTATACTAGAACCAGGGTTTCTATTATTAGTTAGTGTTGATGAAAGATCATCTAAAGCTGCAAGAGCAGTGCTTGATGCTGCAAGACGGCTTGTTTTAAAGAAATTTCTAATCTCAGTCACGAAAATCCACATAGTGAATTTTCTTAAGTTTCTTGGAACCAACCATCTCATATTATCAGCATCAAAAACTGCCTGATGGTATAGATCAGCTAGAGCATTCATTCTAAGATTTATCGATTCCAAACAATTGAAGGTAAGTGTTTTATCGATGGTTCTCTGTGGATCGAACGTGTCAAGTTCTGAAGAATTCTGGAAGCCACCCCTAGAAATCTTTCCCAATTCATCAAGTCCTTCTATGGACTGAAAAAACCAAGGAGAATTTGTATTAATTTCTTGTAGAAGTTTTTGGAATTGTAAAATAGCGTTTGCTCTTTTCTCCGTGTTGTTTCTACCGAAATTAGCCTCCCTTTGTTTTAAAAAATTATATGCTGAATAGAAAGTTACATCTCCTTCTCTCAAATCATATTGTGGTTGACCAAATGGATTATTTGTCATCATGGATGCACCATTATCAAGAGTGTAATTGGCTCTTCTTAAAAGAGGACTCGGGGGAAGTCCAGTATCAGGATTAACAGGAAGGTTTCCGAAATCAAATATAACCTTAAAGCCGAGGTAAGTAGGATCCTCATTCATCCCAGACTGGGATAATCTGAAACCCTTCAGGAATAAATTCCTATTCTTATCTGTAGCTTTAATACCCATCGGTCTAAAAAATATTTATATATTTATCTGACGTTAAAATTAACAGGGAAAAACTTAGGGAATTCTCCTGCACTATTGAGGGTCCATTCTCTTTTGCTTAAATTAAGCACTTGTGTTATACCACCCAACGGATCATATTTAATAGTTACCCCTGTGAGAATGTATATACCAGATAGGAACATATCCATTACAGGATTTATGCTTTCTTGAGCTCTCTGGTCGTCATTAGCACCGACATTCTCTTTTCTTTTACCCTGACTATTTACATAAATAGCAACAGGTATTGCTTGTCCCTTGTATATTCCCCCAAAATAACCAGCTGTTTCAACTCTTAATGTGAATTTGGAGAGATCGTCAGAGTTAAATTCATTCTGTATTAAAGCCTGTATAAAATTTTCATGGACACCCCCTGATTCGAAGTTGTTTAGTACACCGTACCAATTTTTTCTAACCTCTATTTTATATTCATTCTCAACGGCTCTACCTTTTTGTAGGATCTCATTAGTTCCAACATTTTCTGCAGTTACTGACTCTATCGTATAATGTATATACTTTTCAATTGGGTTATCTGTTACTAATCCCTCATCATAGAATTGAACTTCCTGTACGTAACCTCTGTAGTTTGTGATATTACCTGCAGAAGAAACGAGGGTATAATTCTGGATAAAGGTTGACAAATCCCCCGATCCCTTCTGGTTGGTTAGAGCTAAAGGCATTTCCTGTAAAGGGAGATCGGTACCAACAAATGCTGTATCGTCTGCACTACGTGTACCAAGACCCCTGATGACTTTTACATTCTGTATATAATCGGTAGCGGAAAGCTGATTTTCTAAATTAACAAACGTCAGATTATAATATGGATCAACCCATACTCTAAAGAAACTTCTGTCGTCCTTATAAGATCTACTAACTACCTCCTTAATGAAATCATAGTAAGATAGATTTGGACAGATCCACGTCATGAGATCGTCCATATCAGTCTCATTAGCAGAAAAACCAAGATCCAGATCCTGAGAGACGTCAAAAAGTGTGTCGTAAGAGGTTTTGTTAGGAAAAGCTTTAGATACTTCACTATATAATCCAGGTATCCTAGTCTCAGCCAGTATATTGAATACCATAGCTTCACCTTCAGGTCCACTTGATTGTGTAGATCTAACCGATAGTATATTAAAATCCATTCTGATTGGTTTATAAACATCAATCCAGGATCTTATATAAAGAGAAACTATATCACCATCCTTAGGATAATTCACAGATATGAAAAGAGGATCACCCATTCTAAATTGAAATCTTAGAACAGGTAGAAATCCATTCATATCCATTTCAAAGTAGTCTAGGAATTTTTCTACGTAATATCCATTAATAAAAACAACTGGTCTATAAGCTCCAAACGATTTATCGTCGGTGTCCTGTGCTAAAGCATCTGACGTACTATTAGGATCAGTATTTCCTGTCCTATTCGGAACAACAAGCTCATCCAATTTAATCGATGTTCTAGCTATGTTATTTATTATGATCTCTGGAGATGCCATATAATTAAGAATTTCTGTTACTTACATCTGGAGCTAATCCAATAACACTATTTGTTCTAACTGTTTGACGTTCTCCCTCCTGCATCACATTAGGAGGTAAAACTTGACTCGGAGCATTTTTAGCTCTATTTCTTTGCTCAAGAAACTTCTGCCTAGAATCAGACATCTTAAATTTCTTCTGCTCTTGGGAATCCCTAAATTTCTGGTTTGGATTATTTCCACCCTCGTTACTTTTAATTGTTGCTTCCCTAGCATTAAACGAAGCATCTATGCTCTCCTTAGTTGGTGCAACGACAACATCACCCTCCTCCAAAGCAAAGGGATTTGATATTCCGTTTATTTTCATTAAAGATCCAACATACTCCTCAGAAGAATATGCCTGAAATGCAAGTTGATCTGGTCTCATCTGGAAATCCTGTGTGACCACCATATATCTCTTGTATGAAAGATCTATGTTTTTAAAAGTCATACTGGATCTAGTGAGATCCCATATACCATAGTTATTTTCCTGGTCAACAGAATTTGGATTGAAAATATCCTTATTTTTAGATAACGTGTCTATATTAAGCATAACCCTGTTTTAATTATTGTTGCTGTGTTCTATTAAAAGATAAATTTTCTCTAGGATTTACATTAGTTGGATCAGTAGGATTTGTAGTTATTATATCGCCGTTAACAGTTCCTTGATTGTAAATAGACTGTCCATTAGCATATGTCGGAACAGAACTTTGATATAATCTTCCATCACCTCGATTGAACATACTCTCAATTTCTCCTCTTTCCCTATCCCTACCGTGTTTTAATGTAAATGTTGCATTAATCTCAGTAGGGAAATCATCCGGACCTAATACTTCTCCAAATTCTATAGTCAATCCAGTACATACTAGGTTTCCTATCATAGCTATAGGGTTCATCGGGTTACCAACAACAAGATGCCATTCTCCTGTAGGTGCACCTGTTTGAAGACCAAGAGGAACCTTTATCTCCGATATGAAATCATCAGCTAATGAAAATGCTATTATATTTCCTATAGCTGAATCTTTGTCAATCTCAGCAGCTAGGGATTTAAGATCTGTAGAGGCCATCTGCTTGATTACACTTTGTAATTGTGCAACACTTTGATCAACTTGATCAGCAGATTCTTTGAATCTTTGAGCATCAGGATTATTCATTGTTGTTGCATCAGGATCAGCCAAATATTTTATAGCGGTTTTTGTCCATGCTATAGGATCACTATAAAAAGAAAGTAATCCAGGATCACCTCCAGGAAATCCAATTACCGGGAATTTATTATTGTATCTTATCTCCGGCGTTAAAAACTGACCATAGTTGGTACCAATAGCAAGCAGATTTCCGATGATATCAAACATAGCTGCTTTAGTGTTAACCTCACCTACTGAAGTTAGCTCATAATGGAAATTTATCGAGATTTCAGCATTTTGGTTAAACGTCAAACCTCTTTCTCTTACCTGAACACCATCAACAGTATCAACTGAATTAAATATAAAATCAGATAAAGGACCTCCTGGTTGGGTCATTTTATCTCTAAGTGCGTAATTTATCTTAGGTATTGTCACTTCATCATTAGCACCCTGTGTAGCAGATAGAGCAATATTAGCACCATCCCCAAGCTTAGATATTATATCAGCGGCACCAGCTTGAGAGCCAGCGCCAGCAAAAGCTCTTCCTAATACAGATTTGAAGAATCCTTGGTCAAATCCTTCTTGCTCCTTAAGTTCTTCTTGGGTTCTTGGAGTCCATTTTAACCCTGTAGTAAAACCAATAACATCATTTAAGGTGTTTCCGGTTCCTCCTCCCCACCAGGTAACAGCTTGTGCGACAGGTCTACCTGCACCCTGCTGCTTATAAAGGGTGGTTTGTACAAGTTGGTCAGGTAAGCTTAGATTGTCCCTCATCGGAGCAGGAAATCTCCTAAGAGTTATCATATAGTTGTTTGGAATCGATCCATAGTACTTGCAATAAAGGAAGTCCTTCCAGAAATAAGGGGCTGAAAGACCGCCTATAATAAATCCTCCAGTAGATTGTGCATCGCTATTAGATCCAGGCAGCTGTTGTCTAGGATTTGCCCCAGCTTTTTCGATAGCAGCAGCAGTTTCCTTAACCAAGGATCCAGCAGATGGATTTTTTGAAGCACCACTTATAGGATTTACTGAAGATACGCTAGAGTTGTAAGCCGCATTTTCGGATCTATAGTATTCCTGTACAAAATCATTTGATTGACTACCAAAAGAATAGAAGAGGAATTGGCCATATTTAGCGTCCTCTCCTGAATAGAAACCACCATTATAAAATAGAGTTCTAGCAGTTGGTCCTTTAAGAGGATTAGAGCTACCAAGGTTAGAGGTCCTACCGGTTAGATCAGCAGATGATTGATTTAGTAATGCAGTGTTAGATCCGTAAATTAGATTCGAACTTATCCTATTCCTGCTACTTAGAATTTGTGAAACTGATGTTCCAGGAGTCGGGAGTCCAGATGGGATAAATGATGATGGCATTTAATACAAGTACTTTTTTAGACAAGCTCTATGGTGTAAGTAACAGTCTCGTCAATCTCATAATTTAGAAAATGCTCTAGATTTTCTACGAAATTGTTTGATATGTTCTTATACACCACTAGGATATCTTGACTTCTTGTACTATATATTCCCTGCGTTATTTTCTTCTGAACGGCGTAATTAATTACAAATTCAGATTCTTTGGTTAGAGCCTGGATGTCATATCCAAGATCTCTTATTATTTTTCCGATGTCAACGACAAAGAAAGAGGTATCACTACAATACTTCCTCTTAGCTTCTTTTAAAGAGCATTTAGTTAAAATAAATCTTACTTGGCTTATCTCTTTATCCATCCAGATTTTCTTCCATTTGATCCGATGATTCTGGTAGAGAATCTTCAACTTTTAAGAAATTAAAAGAATCGGAACTGCTAAATTCAGGATTACTTGCTTGTAAAGAAGATATTAGTGCATCTTCTCTTTCTAGCTCCTTAGATCTCTCCGCTTCAATTTGAGAATTCTTTACGTTTTCTAGATGCATTAAATGGAAGTGTTTTCCCATCTCGTTAGATCTTTTAAAACGATCCCTCATATCATCCAAACTTGATGATTTTCCTAGGTATCCCAAACGCTTGGCAATATCTCTTCTTTGTCTTCTTGATAAACTCATCTTATTTAGATTGAAAAATTGTAACCTTTATTTTGTTCCTTTCCTTTCTCTGTTCCTTGGATTTCGATACCAAGTACATATTTAAATAATTTAAGGAAAAGCCCTGGAATGAAAATGTCCTTTGCTTTTACAACATCATTAGCAGGGATGAATTTGAATTCCATATTTTTTTCTTTATCCGTACCGTCAGTCTCTGCCTCACCTTTTTGTAATCCAGTTACGTCGACAGCAAAGCAAGGTTGCTCGTGATCTACGAATTTAGATGATGTAACAGACCCTAAATAATACCATCTGTTATTCTCCTGAGCATCAAATCCGCTCTCTTCCTTAAGTTCTCTTTTAGCAGTAGAAAGTAGATCTGGATCTTCATCTTCACTAGTCCCAGTAATCAAAGTCATGCTTTGACCACCTTCTCTAAATGGATTTGGCTCCATAAGTACACCGATTGATAATGGCAAACCTTGTTCATCTGATACAAAGGGCATTATTACGACATTCATGAAAAGAGGTAATACCCCAATAACACCATCTCTTTCGATCAAATTGATCTTATCGGTTTCATAAAGAATTTTATTATTCATCTTCGGAATTGTTTTTTTCACTTACTACACTGGAGGACTTTTTCTTATCATAATAAGCAGAAATAGAATCTCCAAGAGCGTTTCTAATATCTTCTATGTCAATACCCTCTGTTACATAGTCTATAATTTCGCTTTCTGCTTCATCAAAAGAATTTATTAGGATACCATAAAGACTCTTAGAAGGTAGATTCAACTTCAGGCTTATGTTTACATTAACCCAATTTGTCTTCTGTTTTTTAAGCAATGTATATATCGGGGAATCCTCAACCTCAACAGAAGAAACCTGATTGCTTCCTGATCGCTGAGACTTCTGCGGGGAATCTTGATGGATTCGATCTAGTTGAGGGGCTTGGATTGGAGCAGATTCTGTAACATTTCCATAGTTTACTTTAGTAGCTGGGAATGGATCTAGATATTCACTAAGTAGTTCTATGTTAATTCTTCCTCCACTTTTAAAGCAAACGAATGTCATGCCTGTGGTTTCGTCAGATACGACATCGTCATATCTTTCAATATTTCCCATCTGATCGCCTTTAATCCAAGTAAAGTCAAATTGTGAGAGTTCTTCCTGAAGCTCAGGCAGTGTTTTATCTTTAAAGTCCATTTTTTTCTTCTTTGAAAAAATCTTTTTCAGCCATTCCATAAGTCATACACTTAAGCGATAAAAAAAGCATATATGAGCGGTATTGAGAATAACATCCAGTATATTTTTTATTTATACTGAAAATATGGGTTTATGTTCCAAAAAATTACTGCGTCTTCAGAAATCTCTGTCTTGCATCAGTATACATCTCTTCAATGTGTTCTTCTGGGATAGTATTAGAAAGAATATTCATTATCTTTTTGATCTCAGCAGATTCCTTCTTGTGTTTTTCAGGTGAGGATGTTTCTGATTCTGGCAATTTCCAATCGTGATACTTAAGGATCTTCATTAAATGATCAACAAGTACCCTTTCACTATCCTTGTTGTCATCTTTTTCTAAGCAAACGTTTATAAGATAAGCATCTATAGGACTTCTAAGTATATCTTTAAAATTATCGTGTGATGTATCGAAAACCCCCTTATCTGTTCGATATTTGCAAGAAAAATCACCAGATTTTTTCTTTATATGAAGATCCGGATGTATAGACTCCTGATTCTTATACATTCTAAAATTTTTAAATAAATCATTAGAGTCAGATTTAGATATTTCAACCTCACGATCATTTCCTATCGAGCACTCGTAATCATTCTTAGAGGTTTTACTAATACTAGGATCTATAACATCAATGCCAAGTATATCACATAGCATAGCAACGTCGTCCATGATTTTATCGTCATCTGAAACAGAATAATCATTTTTCTGTGAAATGTAATCCTCTACCATAGAATATAAATTCTCCATATTCTCATTATCATCAAACCAATTCATCTTGGTTTTAAGAATAATTCTATCGTCATCAATCTTGCAGCATCTTGAAGGAATATCAATAGAATGATCTCCGAAGGATAGAGTAATGTTATCCACTGAATCCTTAACGGAAAACCCATTATCAGGATTTATCCTGATTTTCATTTCACCATCCTCAAAGGGTCCTAAAATACCCAGATTTTTTTTAGAGAATGTGCTAGATTCATTTATTTTATTAAAAGAAGAAAAATTTAAAGCCCTATTATTCGCCATCTCCAAAAAATACTTCAATTTTAAAATCCTGAGTATTCATCGATTTTTTCATATCGATCCTAATCTTAGAAGGTGCACAAGGAATTAATCTTTCCATCTTTCTACAAAAAACCGAGGTGTGGTCTATATTCTCACCAGGGACTATATCAAATTCGAAATCCTTCTGTTCATTTGGGTAGTCATCTACACCAAGATCAATTTCTATATTAGAAACAGAAAAAGCCAAATCAACGATACCTGATTTAACTCTGTCTATTCCAACCTCATATTCTATTTCACATTCAGCAGAGTCAACGTCTGCTAATTCAGGGGGTCTATTTACTAATTCTATGTCAAGAAAATCTAAATTCTGAGTAAATATATGCTCGCTAGAGATCTTCTTTGATTTTTGTGAATTGAAACTAGAATAATCGGATATTCTTGGCATTTTTCTTGTACACTATTTTTATGTATTATATATCAAAACTAAGATCAGCTTCTTTTTTAGTCTCGAATGAAAAAATATTAGTTCAATATATAAGACATATAAAAAAATTCAACACCATGAAAAATCTCAAGAAAACATGGTTTATACAGCATCCAATAGACCTGGAGCATAAGCAGTATATCCTATTGGACTTTTTAAAAAGTGTTAATAAAGAAATTGAGAAAGAAAATATTTACTATCCGGTTAAAAAAATATTTTCAATGATTAAAGAGCTATCCCACGTAAAATGTCTTCTAGAGGAAAAAGATATTATCCCATCTAAATATCTAACACAATCGACAAGAGAGTTGCTAGATATAATAAAAGAATGTAATCTATCTGAAGACGAATCGAACGAGGCATTGTCCATACTGGATTCATCTCTAGATATACTATATAAATATGCCGATCTTGGAATGGATCTATGGAAAAATATCGAAAATAGGATAAGAACCTTCGAAGTAACAAGTGAATACTCTAGAAGTAATGATTATGGTATATTGATATTAAGAAATATGGCAACTGATGAAATAATACCATATTGGTGGCAATCTGGTAAAACGAATGTCGGAGAGAAAAGCATAATTATGAAGCAGGTTCCGATGCTAAATTGCTATTTTTCTTTGTCGTACGAGTTTATTATCCACGAAGTCATAGATTACCTTAAAATTGATAATAAAACTCAGCCTAGGGTAACAGTAATGGAAATATCGGAGGATTTCAACAATAATTCAGTCATAACCAAGATAGCGAAAGAATTGTTTATGAGAGAGATGAGTCAAGGTGCTACTGAAAATGAATAGCTACTGAGATTCCTTCCAAACGTTATCTATAAGTGAAACCCCCTCGTGTTGTCTAGCGAGCCTATCCCTTATTATACCAAAATTACTCTTACCCATTCTCCATAAGGCTTCATTGAACCATATATCAGGGCTATCCCATGGCACATTTTCTAAAGCTCCGAGTATTGATTCTCTAGAACTAGATGGTAAGACTACACAATGAGCTAAAATTATCTTATTAGTTTTATAATAGTCTGGAAAATCTGAGTATGAATCTAATATAGGAGATTGTAAATGACCATTAACAAATCTAGATCCGAGAGAAAGATAAGAAATTTCTTTAGAGTTACAGAAATTAATCCCATCAACAAGCTTATCTAAGAAGATATCCGGCTCGACAGTTAATATACAATCACACTCACATAAAACAAGAGCGTCAAGATCTTCATCAAAATTATCAACCATTGCTTTCTTAAAAGAATTAAAAGCACCATAATGACCTGGACCGTGGTTCGTGTACTCACTCTGTGTTGCTGCAGGTATAATTTTCCAATCGTCACCAACATACCTTTGGTTGACCTGCTGAATATACTCTATCCCCATATCACCCAAGGGAGATAATGAAGCAATTGATTTTAATTCTCTCTCCGTATCAGGCTCAGTTAAAATGTGGACAAGTCTTATCTTCATACTAAGGCGTTTACTATTCTTACAGCACAAAAAAGGACAAGTTTCAAACTTGTCCTTCCTTTTTCATTTCTTCTTTTATTCTAGATAGAAAGATGTTATTCTTTCTCATCCTCTTTATATTCTTTAGTAGGTTTGTCCTATTTCTCTTTGGCTTACCCTCTTTTCTAGCTTTTGCCATATTATTCAAAATCCTTATATTTAATGATAAGTGATTCCTGTACGTGACTTTCACTAGTATCCATTATAGATCTAATTCCGTCACCTATTTGTTTAATACCAGGTCCACCTATAGCATTTACATATTGTCTGTCTCCAGAAGCATTATATCCAGGAACCTCAATTCCAGCTTTATCAGGACTAAATACAGCATCAGCGTAGCCAACCCAATCGTAAGCAGGTTCTCTCTTAATTTTATGCAATCCAGTTTTATCTGAGCTATCCTCTTGATTTTCTGGAGCAAATGGTTTGTACGTGTCGTCATGAACCATTTTTCTAAACTGATCGAAATCTAGTATATCTCTCTTTGAAACGTCGTTAATATTCATAATTTTGTTTTTTATCTAATGTTTCCCAGAATAGATCCGGTTGTTGTTCCTTGTGATGCACCCTGCTGAGAAGAATTAGCAACGGTTCCTAAAAATCTATCCAGAATACCAGGCTCGTTAGAGTTGCTTTGATTTCCACCAGATATAGTTTGACCTTGTCTTCTTGCAGATGCTTCTAATGAAGAAGTCATTTTACTTCTTTCTGATGGGGAAAGTGATGATGCAAATTCATCCTGATTAAGACTTTCAAATCCATTGAAAGCTTCTAGATAGAATCCTTCTAATCCCTTTCTAAAATCTTCCCTCTTAGTCTGATTCGAAAGCATTTCTGATATCGTTCTATAAATCCACCCATTTGGATCGATCTTTAAATCCTTTGCTATACCATCAAGTCCTTTCTCTTGTAGGAACTCTATAGTTGCATCGGCTGCCTTTGGAGCTAAATATGATGCATTTGCTTTTCCGTTGAATATTATAGAGAAAAGATCTGAAACAGGGAATTGCTCTACGAAATTCTGGATTAATTTACTAAATATAGATTGCTCGTTGATGCCGAAAAATTCAAGAAGGTAATTTGTAACCTTACCTTTTATCACATCGCTGAATCCTCCTACTGCGGAAGAAAAAACATCACCTATATAGTTTTCCCAGCCTTCAGCTTCATTAGCTGAGGATTGATTTCTAAATTCGTTAAAGCTCTTAATTGAACTACTCATTGATGGAAAGTTTTTTTCTATATATCCTTTCCAATAAGTAAATTGCTACTGCTTAATAAATCTGTCAATTACCTTATATCGATACTTTATTTTATCTTCTTTTATCTGAGGATTCTTTAGAGCTTCTTTTTTTCTATTGACTATTTCCTCGGGTAATATCGGTGCAAAGGTGTCCTTTAGAATTTTTTTATCTGTTCTCCATTCCTTAGGTAAATGTAGAGCAAATCTAACAAGATCAAGATTAAGGAATGGGCTTCTCAATTCTAAAGTATGTGCCATTGACATCTTATCAAGTCTAGGCAAGTGATAATAAGAAAGCTCCTCGAAGATATCAGATTTCTGTGAATCGTATTCGTGGATCCTTCTGTATCCTCCAAAGAGTTCGTCAGATCCATCACCACTTAAAACTATACGATATCCTCCGAATTTTTTAATAGCTTCAAATAAGTAATACTGAGGAATAGCTGATCCGAGATCAATTGGGGACTCGTTCCATTTTTTGTATATCTCGTCATTCTTATCATCCTCCATCGAATAGTCAAGGAATGTTACGTTAGTTGATAAGTACTCAGAAAGCAATTCAACATATTCCCTTTCACCATTCTCTATACTAAACCACCTGACGTCAGCACCAATTTCTTTTAATATAGAAGCTATGATAGAGGAATCAAGTCCACCAGAAATTAGCAAAGAAATTGGGTAGTTTTTTGATACAAGTCTATTCTTAACTGACTCAAACATTTTGCTCCATAACCACTCCATGTGATCCTCGTAGGAAGCACCTATTAATTCAGTTATTGGGGAATCGAATCCCTTGTAATATTCTTTATAGATCTTTCTAATTTCTACGTTATCTAGATTCAAATGGTAGATGTCATTTGGTAAAATTCTCTTGACATCCGTATATGGAGTTCTCTCGTCTGTATTATATCCCCATTTTCTAACTGAGCTCATAAAGATTTCATCAATCGGGGAATTATCACTAACTACTCCCTTTATCTCAGAACAGATCTCACCAATATTATTGAAATACAAAGACTTCTTTCCTAAAGGATCTGTAAAAGCAATAGCCTCATTAAGATTAGCATCATATAAAACTATAGCCCAAAATCCATCCCATGTTTGTATCTGAGAAAGATAGAAAGCACAAAATAAATCGAAGTTTCCACCACGATAGTTAGAAAATAAACTACAGAGATACTCGATGTCTGATGAATACCTATTTCTATCGTAATTAAATATCTCTCCATTGAACAAGAGGAAGATCCCAGGACTTATCTCCTTTGGCTGGTTCCAATCATCGCCATCTGAGGTTTGGATAGGAAGTCTGTGATGACAAAGATTAAACAATCCCTTACTAACAATTGTTTTTTCAATTCCTCTATGTTTAATCGAATCGATTACTCTGTCCGAGATTTCTTTAGTTATTAGTATACCGCACATTTTATATAAATTTATGTAGAGATCGTACAGAATCTTCGTTGAATTCATTAAAAATGTACTCAACCTGCACGTTATATGGATTATTAGAAATATGATCTCTTAGATTTTCCATGATCTCAGATTCTCTATTATCGGATTCTCTAAAGTCCCAAACATCCTTATTCCTACTAGACCGGTCTGGATTTTCACCAACCACATAGAATATCCTAATGTTATCGAAAAGACCTGCTTCACAAATCATGGAAAGTTGCTCATGTGCCTTGGATTCAGTTATTCTTCCTGAAAGTATTCCCCAGGTCATAACTGTTAAAATACCTCTATCGAGAATGAAATCAGGTAAAAGACCATCTCTATTCAATTGCATTAGCATAGACTCTTTTCCTAATGCAAATAAATGGGTAGATTCTTGGGAATCTACTAATTCTAAATTTTTGAACCAATCGACAAATTCAAATTTAAATATAGGTAAATCTGAGATTGAAGCAAACTTATGTGCTAAAAATGTCTTCCCCGAATTCCTTTGTCCCTCGAAAATCGTTATCATAATCCTCTTTTTGTAATATTTGTATTGATTTTTCAGAAAGATATTTCGTCAATTTGTGATTTACGAAAGATTTTACATCGTCATCAATCAACAGTCTTCTCATAGGAAACATAAATCTTGGAAAAAGGGGATCTAATTTTCCATCCAAAATATACTTATAAATTAAACAATTTAATATATGTTGTTCTGGACAGTGATGAGTAAATTGTGGATATGGATTTGGATTTGGATATTTTTCTATTAATTCTGGAATTGAACAAAGCCGAAGGTACTCAGAAAAGAAGTCTCTGGAGAAATTCGAATTCCTTATTACCATTCTTCCAGAAGCGATCTCATAACATTCAGAAACTATCTCTGCCTCTATCGGATCTTTTATTATAGAAAGTGTGGTGTGCCTCTTTCCGTGCATTCTTACTTTTGGCTGAATACCTTTAGTTGGCCTAATTGGGGTTTCAAATGGCATAAAAATATCGGACTTGTTTATCTCAAGTAAACTTGAACAAGTCTCATATAGATTTTTCCAATCTGTTTGCCAATATTGTGGATACTTAGAAAAATTACAATCATGGTATATTAAAATAGATCCCTCTGGAATCATCTTAAGTGTATGATCTATCAGGAATGGTTTGAAGTCACCACATCCTAGATCATTTATTCCAGGATTAAGAGGAAATTCGCCGGGACGTTGATTACAAAAATCTGTCCCTCCCATTGTTTTTATATCCTCAGGAGAGTATATGTAAATTTCATTAAAATAGGGAGACAGGATCAATCTGATCATTTCAGAATTAGCAGAAAGGTCCCTTCCCAAATCCCATGGACTTCCTTTACTACAAAAACTCAAAAGATATAATCCAGAATTATTCATCCATGGATTCTATTGAAAACATTTAATCAGGTTTCGGTATTATTCCTCTTGTTTTTTAATTACATAGATGTCTGAGAACTGAGAATCTGCTGCTTCCTTAGAATTGGAAAGAGATGCCCTCTTAGCATGCTTCTTAGCTTTTTCCGACATATCAGCTAATATTGATATTGCTTTAATTTGCAAAGGAGATCCCTGATTAGTTTTTTGTGTAAATTCAGGTCCAGTTGTTTTTGCAACAACCAATTCTGCTGGTCCAGATTCAGGAATATTTAAATAAGCAAATAACTCATCGTCAGCTCCAACCTCGAAGAATGCCTTTGTCTTAGCTATATTTTTAAGTAAATCATAAAAATCCTTAGAATCGTTGAAAGAAGTGACGTAACTAATACTATCTACCCATTTTTCTTCCTTCTTGTCATAAGTTATTGTACCTGCTAAAATTGCAATAAGATTATAAATGAATCTCATCTCAGAAGGCTTTAGACCATCAATATCGCTGATGTCTCCAAGATTAGAACTAATCATTTCCTTAATTCTTTCAGCAGTTCTGAAATCTAGATAACCTGACGAGATCTCAGCTTTTTTACTAGCTATAAGATCTGAAAGAGAATCATAATAAGAAGCTGCTATATCCTTATCCTCATCTTTCTTAAGATCGGAATTTTTTTGAAGCAGAGAAGTTATTGATGAAGCCTTTGAATCCGAATTCACCCCTGCAAAATTTTTCCAATATGACGTGTACCATTTACCGAAATCATTAATATCAGAATCATCATTTCCTGATATCTCCGAATATTTAGGCCAGTTACTTGGTTTATTTACAGTCGAAGACAATCTCTTAGTAGTGTAGATACCTTCAATATCATCGTCTTTATCTTCTACAAAATAAGCAGCATCGTCAGCATTATCTATAGCAATTCCCCACGATTCTACAAATTCCCTTGGATAAGATCCTTTTAGTGATCCATCCTCTCGTAAAAAATCGTCAGCTTCTGCATTTTTATTATATCCCTTAGTTCTAAGTAATTTAGCTAGTTTCTCTGCTAGAACCTCGTCGCTAATCATAGAGATTTTTTTATCCTCCGGATCATTCTCAAGCTCGTCATTGAATTTATTTAAAACCCCTTCTAATTCTTGAGGATCTATATAGCTCATTGCTTCCATTAATGCAAAGAAATCAGAAGCATTTAATGCCTTACCAGATTCGCTAACAGTAGAATAGGATTTTCTGAGTTTAGATAGGCTTTCTCTAATATCCTCCTTATCTTCACTTGATATCTGATCAAGTTTTAATATCGAATCAATCAAAGATTTATCCAAATTTCCATCAACGTTCTTGTTGCCAAATATTGTTTGGATTGATTTGATTACAGAGGTTGTTCCCGTACCATATTTACCATCAACTCCACCTCTAGGTGTAAGTATATTCTTAATAGGAACAAATCCATTCATTAAGGCTTTCTGTATAGAAGCGATTATATTAGATCCTTTGAATTTAGGGTCAGTGTCCTTATCTCCTTTTTTAATTGGGAAAACCTTATCATTCATCTTAGATTCTCTTTCCTCAAGATCCTCTCTAATTTTAACTTCAACTATTCCTTCCTGAGTATTAGCCTTAGCTATAAGATCAAGAGCAGAAGTAAAAAGGTCATTAACGTCTCCAAATTTAGTAATTAGTTCATCGTCGTCGCTAATCTTCTTCATTGCCATCTCAGAAGCTTTAATCTTATATTGATAGTACTCCTGTGAAAGTGTATCAACTTTCTTTTCAAGCTCTGCTAATGTTTTTCTATCCTTTTCACCAGCTAAAGATTTAGATTGTTGGATAGCATAAGCCTTTTGCTCAAGGGTTTGAAATAATCTGTGCCAATCCCTACCGTATCCGGATTTTGCATCCTTTCCTTTAGAATCAGTTATAAGATTAACAAGAACCTTCAATAACTTGTCTATACGGCCTTGAAATCCAATTACCAATGATTCATTCAACCTACCTGATTTTTGCATCTCAGAAGCAATATAATCAACCACTTTTTGAAGTTTATCAGACGAATTGACAAATCTGTCTATAATCTTAGCTTCCAAAGAAGGATCAACCTCAACAGCTCTTTTAAGAGCATCTGTTATCATATTTAAACCATCAATGTACATTTTCTTAACCTCAGCATAAGCAGGATCAACAAGTTCAGCATCTTGAGCATAATCCTTAATCTTTGCAGAAAGATTCTTCAATGTTGTAGTTCCCGATATATCAGCAATCTTAGCTCTTAAAACATCAGGATTTCTATTCTTAGTAGATGCTATATCAAAAACAACCTTCTTGAAGGTATCCAATGTAATATCACTTATCTTTTGAATAAGTGAATCAACATTCTCATTCTCAAATAGTCTTAATGTACTAATTGATATTTGTCTAGCTATGGGATTTTGGTTAAAATAATTATTATTCATCTTTAGTAAATAGTTGTTGTGTCACCAGATTTTTCTTTGGCCTCCATTGAAGAAGCGAGCTTATTTAATAAAGCTGGTAGTTGTGAATAAAGAGTAGCCTGTTTTTTTATAGAAGCGATTTTATTTAAAGTAGTTTCAGCTTCTTTTTGAACTGCTATCTCAGCAGCTATCTCTGCCAACTTTGCGTTAACATCAGCTTTTGATTTTACTAGATCCTCATTTACTCCTTCTAGTAGTGGTTCGGAACTAAGGGGCTTAATGTACTTACGCATATCTTCTTGCAATAGTTATTTTAGTTCTTAGATCCCTAATTTGCTCCATCAAGGTTTCTCTGAGATCACTTATGCTAGAAGAAACAGACTCATCACTCAAACCTTTTTTCTTAGCCTGGTCTTTTAATCTATCTTTCTCTGTATCAAGAGTTGCATACTTCTCGTTTCTTTCTCTTGTTATAAACTTTATCAGATCCTTAACCTGAGATTTTTCTAGCCCCTGAACATATTTAGTAAACTGGACAGCATTCATGGCTAGAATAGGGTCTAAAGAAAAGTTTGATTTAGATATAGACTCTGTTTCTTTTTCTATGGTAGAAGATTTGGCTAGATCAAGCTTTCCGAATTTTTCTCTAAAAGCTTCATCCTTTTTCTTAGCATCCAAAGCAGCATCCTTATACTTATTATAAAGTTCATCCGCAATGCTTTCGTCTGTAAGTTCTTTAGATAAACCAAATAACTTTTCAGCTATATCTGATTCAAGTTCTGCCTTCTTAAGATTCCAATATGAAATCAGTCTTGATTTGCCACCGATTATTTTTTCAGCTTTGGCATCAATCTTTTCTAAATCTGCTTTCTTTTTTCTCTGTAAAGCAGTTAGTAACTTACGATTTCTATCGATCATCCTCTCTAGCTTTTTAAGCTCAGCAGCATCAGATTTTGTTTGTGCCTTTCTAACCTCGAGTGAATCTATATCGGTTTGGATATCATTCCAGTCTTCTACATATTGGGCTTCTATTGAAGACACCTTAGAAAGTAATCCGTCAATTTCAGAAACTGTTCCACCAAAATTGGAGCTAAGCCAATTCATTATTTTTTCTAATGGAGCAGATTCGTTTATTGCTGGGTTTGAGTTATCCCATTCTTTAAATTTCAAAAGCATCTTAAGATATTTTTTTTATTACTTTCTGAATATTATCCGCGGTTGGGTCAGCCTCAAGAACCAAAAGCATACTAGTTAAACCAGACCCTGCATCTTTACCATCTAAGATAGCGCTATTAATCTTAGTGAAAAGATCACTTAAAGCAGATGTCGTTGAGATGCTCTTTGCTATCTGAGATCTGCTTTTACCCATTCTGCTATATAGCTTATATAGATTATCACAGGCATCGATCTCATTGGAAAGCTTAACTAGTGGATCTAGCTTTTTCTCTATAACTCGATCAGAAACAGGAACTTTCTTAATGTGCATTTTTTTGATAAAATCAGTCAAATCTTTAAGACCATCTTTAAGCTTATTCTTTAATTCATCAGATCTATCAGCAGTTTTTTGTTTTAACTCTATGATAGTATCAGCATCATTTTCGCCGATAGTTTTTCTTAAAGCTGAGAGATCGGAGAGATCATTATCATTCAAAGATTTCTTTGAAGATTTCTTTGAAGAATCCATAGAGCTTTTAATCATCTCCTCTGCCTTTTTAGCAGCTTCCTCAAATTTAACTTTTAGCTTATCAACTTCATCTTTATCTGATGTCTTATTCTTAGCTAATTCATATTCAAATTTTGCGATCTCGAATCTATCATCAGCTGCTCCAGCTTCATAATACTCTCTTCTTCTTTCGTTATTAGAGATGGTTTTATCAAGGAGATTTCTACCCTGATCCATCTTTGCTTTTTGCATTTTTATATAAGAAGAAAATTCTTTCTTTTTCCTTTCTATCTCCTGTTCAATCTGCAAAAAATCTTTCTTATCGGCCCCTCTTTTTCTTAGGGTATCCATTTTAACTTCCAAAGCAGCAATATCCTCCTTTACGTCATATTCTTTGTTTATGATCTCCTTCTGAATTTCAAGATTACTCTTTCTTATTCTATCAATTATGGAAAGTCTAGAAAGTTTACCGAAAATAGTTTTATCTAATGAATTTTTAAGAGAATCTAAAACAGATCCCTCATTTAACGATATGTTCATTAGGTCCATCATTATGGACTCGTCAATCGGTTCATAAAGGTCTCTTCTCTTTAAAAATTCCTGATGTTTTAATATTCTCTTCATTACACAGTAAATGGATTTATTCTATATATCCATACAAACAAAAAAACCCCAGGCCGAAACCTGGGGTTTAATATATTCCTAGTTAACTAAGATTAGGAGATACCTCCAGCAGGCAAGTTAACGTTGAAGCAGAAATACATAGTTTCTGGGTGGAAACCAGCTTCTACTAAAGCGTAACGAGATTTAACTGCGATCTTAGGTGACATAGTACCTTCAGAGATTGTCTGAATAGACTCAGCCATCATGTAAGGCATGAACTTAAGTCCTGGTTCGTCATCACCACCTTTTCTACCTACCAATACTCTCGTATCAGAGAACGTCATGTTCTGATCAACGTAAACAGTCATACCAGCAAGTGAACCTACAGGGTATAATGTACCGTTGTTCTGAGTCAACGTGTTAGAGAAAGGAGCGAAAGTGAACTGAGAGATATCTTGCAATGCACTTGCAACGTTAGCGTTAGTAACGATGAAGTTAGCAGGACCTCTTCTACCTCTGTTAGCAACTACGTTAGCAGCAGCAAGAATTCTTGAGAATAATCTTCTCTGAAGAGTTGACAAGTTCTCGTAAGTTCCTGTTGCAGGACCAGCAGTTCCAGCAAGAGTTAAACCAGTGTCATCTTTACCTACGTATGAAGGGATAGTGTATGAACCTGCAGTACCACCAATTACAAGGTTAAGGTTCAAGTTTTGTCCTTCTGTAGTGTAGAAGTCGTAGTGGTTAGACCATCCAAGAGCGAATCCTCTAGAAAGGATGTGCTTGTTGATAGCTTGTGAAACCTCATTAACCAATGCGTTCTCGATCATTGAGATAACGTCGATACCGAATTGTTTGTTAAGGTCTTGGATTTGCTCCGTAGTTACAGAAGCAGCTACTTGGAAAGTGTCAGCCTCAACGAACTTAGTGAAAGTCGAAAGACCCATTGACTGGTAGTAGTTACTCTCACCGTATGCTCTAAGCATTGGGTTGTAAGTTTTAGTACCGTCAACGAATGGACCTTGCCAGTTATCGCTGTTTTGGAAACCAGCACCAGAGAAACCTTGGATGTGGTCTTCTAAAGCTTTAACTAATGCTGCAGAAGCAGTAGTAGTACCAGCTTGAGATCCGTTGATTGAAGTACCAACTTTAGTAGCACCACCGTCGATAACAGCTGCGATAGACTCACCAGCAGTAACACCTTCTACTCTAAAGATAGGGTAACCATCAATTCTTGATAGACCTACGAATTTAGTAGTGATGTATGCACCAGCTGAAGAAGCGTTAGTGATGTAGTAAGTAGTACCAACCGCAAATGATGCAGGATATCCTGAAGCAAGTGAAGTGATTTGCAATTTGATCATTGCAGGAGCAGCAGCTAAAGCATCAGCAGCTGTGTCACCAACAGAAGTTGGGCTGATTTTACCACCAGCGTAAACGTAGTCAAGGTATGACAATACGCCAGTAGGACCTGACATAGGGATAACTGGAACGATGTCAAAACCTACAGTCTTCGCAGCTACCTGAATAGCCAATGGAAGAAGTGAAGGGAATTTATCGCCAGATCCTTGCCAAGATGAGTTATAAAAACCAGCGTTAGCGTTGGTGTTAGTTGGGAAGGTAGGAGGTGTAACTGCACCCATACCGTTAACAACGTTCAAAGAAGAATAAGCACCAGCTGATTCGTTCAATGAGTGGTAGTGACAATATTTAGAAAGCCACTGTTTCTTTTCAGTATCTGCGATTCCAGCCTTCTGCTCGATGATAGGAGACCAGGTTTCGAAGATTTCTGCTTCGTTAATTAGTTTCATTGTTTTTTTATTTTTTTTGTTTTTTAAAACTTACCTTCAAGAGACTTAGCTACCCACTGTACATAGTCGTTAGAATATGCAGGTGATAAGCTTTCTTTTGTTGGTTCTGGTGTTTCTTGGCTTTCTTGAAGTTTTTGAAGTCCAATTGTTTTTGTATCAAGTTGTCTAGTAGACCAGAAGTTATTGATCTGATATTGAGTTTCCAAATTGTAGAAAGAAGCCTGAGCAACAATAGATTGCTTATGGTTTTCATTTAAGGATTCCCAAACCTGAGCATATTCCTCTGGCATCTGATCGATAAACTTGTAACCTGATGACTTAACATTAGATTCAATTCCTTCATTCAATGCCTCATCTGCTTTTTGTGTTTGAGCAGTTGGCTGAACTTTCGTTCTTGCCTCGTTTATATTCTCCTCAGTCTTTTGCGTCTTGACTGATTCAATTAGAGCGTCAATTTTGCCTGAGATTGAATTATAATCTCCAGCAAAACCAGACTCTACCAATTCTGTGTTAGCGATAATTTCTGCATTTTCTCTTGCACTTTCGTTCAAGTTAACAGATTTACCATTTTTTACGCTCTCTGAGATAGACTCAGTTTCTGCGATGTTACCATTTAGCTTTTCAGCTAGATAGTCTGAATAAGCGATACCCTTATTTAAGTTTTCTGCGATGTATTCAGAATAAGATACCGACTTGTTTACGTTTTCAGCAAGGTATTCAGTGAAGTGAATTCCTTGATCTAATTTTTCTGCGATGTATTCTGAATAAGCAATACCTTTATCTAGGTTTTCTGCAAGATACTCAGAATAAGCGATACCTTTATCTAGGTTTTCTGCAAGATACTCAGAATAAGCGATATTTTTATCAAGGTTCTCAGCAACATATTCTGTGTATTGAATACCATCATCAACTTTCTCAGCTAAATATTTAGAATAGTCGATAGCCTTATCAACATTCTCAGCAACATACTCTGAATATGAAATAGACTTATCAACATTCTCAGCTAGATACTTAGCATAAGAGATGTTCTTATCAAGATTTTCAGCAAGATACTTAGAGTAAGTGATGCTGTTGTCTAGATTCTCAGCAAGATATTCACCATATTTAATTGCACCGTCTAGATTTTCAGCAAGATACTCTGAATATTTCTCAAGCTTAGCTACCCTTTCTTCTAAAGCAGAAGTGTCAGTAGTTGTAACAGTTGAAGCTTCAGATACTGAAGCATCGTTTTTCATTTCATTTATTTGTGCCTCAAGCTCATCCATTTTCTTCTTTAAAAAGATAGAATATTTATTGAGTTCATCAGCAGTCACATATTCTTTTTGCTCCATAGTAGCGGATTTATTTTTTTCTTCTGACTTAAAGAGTTTTTCGAATTCCTCGTTATTTTCAACTTTATATATCTTCAATGAATTTTCATTTTCTAATCCAAATGATTCATTTACGCATTCAAGACTGTTTATTATTGAATTTTTTTGGTGATCAACGAACGTAACAAAGTCTGCAGACTCATAAACTCTCTCTAGCTGAGCATCTTGAAAACCAGGATCAGCAACTAAATCATACGTAAAAATCTTCTTGATTTGAACCTTTTTATCTGGTCCAACTTGACCAGCGGCTCTAGAACTAATACTTAAAGGAATTCCAGCATCAACTAATTTTTTAGCTATCTGACCAGCAGGTGTATCTAACAATTTTACCTTGATCTTAAGAACTCTCCCGTCTTTATCGTATTCTAAATCGTCGATAACGTGAGAAATATTTTTTAAAGAAACATCAAACTTTTCTGGGTGATCCAATTCTCCTAGGAGTCTTTTTTGTTTGATCTTGTCCTTTAAATAGTCAAGATGCGGAAGATATTCACCTTCCTCATAGATTCTATTGTTATTGTTTTCCTTGCCAAACTGAGCAGCTATTCCCTGAAGAATGTATTCTTTACCTGAATCGGAATCTACTTTAGAAACGGCAAGATTGTCATTTTGCTTTTCTAATATAAAGAATAGATTCTCGTTCAATGAATTTGGATTATTTCCCATTGGTTGACTATCGTTTATTTAAGTTTATATATCTTTTTACTTTTACGGAAAATTTGACGTTTTTTTATCAAATCGTTTTTATTCCAGATTCAACGTCCTTTGCAAATTTTACAGCATCATCAAATCCAAGCTCTCCTCTTCGGATAACTCTTCTTTTATCTCCAGCAGAAGCTCCTCTATTTTTAATAATAACATTAAGGGGTTCGCCAAGTCGATCGTATCTTAGCTTAACTGAAGTAACTCCATCCCAATTATTGATAGCAAGGTCTTTCTTAAGTTCATCTGTACCGAATTCATCAAGTATATTAACACCTCCACTAACTTCCTTGTCTTTTATAGTTACTGAATTTTTACCTTTCCTGATATTAACATCTCCCTTAGATGTTGATATAACTTCTCCCGGCTCTTCCTCTACAGGCTCTATGATAACTTCTTCCTCCTCAGGTGTCTCTTCCTGTTGCTCAACCTCAGGTTTAACGTAAGTATCAAGTCCAAATCTAGGATCGTTGATAGCATCTTCAGTAGATGCAGATTCAACACCAATAGCTTGTCCAGGTTGAGCATCCAAGCTATCCGGATCTACTATATAGTAAGAAAAGTCTCCTGCTTTTCCACTCTCATTCGGATCAACATATTGTAGATTATCAACTTTGTATACAGCCATAGGAATTTGTCCGTAGCTAGATGAAGATCTATAGTTGGATGAAGATTTTCTTTCGGTGAATTCTCTAGACCAATTACTCATTTCAGCTTGATCCTCTGTCTCATTATCCTCAGATTTATCATCTTCCATAATTGCTTTTCTGTCGCTAAAGAATTCGTCAAAAGAAAGAACTGATTTATTCTCATTTAAAGAATTTACATAAACAATAGATTTAGATTCGGCTAGAACACCCTCACCCGGGATCGGAACCAATCTAGCGATGTCCATATTTTCAAGCTCATCCTTAGATACAAGGGTTCCTGTTACATTGACTTTTTTACCCTCCGCATTTTCATAGTGGAATGGGTATTCTTGTCTAGCTCCACCAGGTACATAAAATGCAGAATCGGGTGCTTCGTTATATGCACTTTGCATATCTTCCCATCCGCTGTATCCAACAAAAGAAGTTCCAATAGTTAGCTTAGTTATATCCTGTATTGCGATAGTTTCAAATTCAAGATCATCATTATCGAATGTACCTCTTTCGAACTTATCACCGTTATCAAATGAAAGAAGTATTAAATCGTTATCCTTCATCATTTTCTGAAGACCCTTAGAATTAACCTGAGTTAATAGGAAGATAGATCTATCTTTAAAGCTTCCAATTTTAACAAGTTCCATTGTAGTTCTTGTATCGTCTTTAGAAAATGTTAGAAGATCCGCAACGAATCCCCATCCACCACCTCCACCGTCGCTAGTCCAACAAACAGTAATTGGTTTTCCTACAGGAATATCACCAGGGGAGAAGCTTCCATAAGCAAAGCTATCGATATCAGAATATCTTGGGGCTTGCTTATCACTCATCCAGTTCCATATCTGATTAACACCGGATCCTATGATCGAAGCCGCTGCTATTATCCATCCTATCGGGTTAGATGCTTCTGCTGCAACTATACCAGATACTCCTGCTGCTTCGGCTCCTGCTGCTGCAACTGCTGCACCACCGTTCTGTGCAATTAGTCTTCCTGCTGCTGCTTTAACAGAGTTTGCTGCTGCACCTCTAAGGAGAACACCTTCAGCAGAATAGGCAAGTCCGCCTTCAACAAATGCTCCAGAAGGAAGTGTAGTTCTTGCTGCATTAACAACAGATGCTGCATTTTTTCCACTCCATGCAGTTGTTGCAAAATTCTTAATAGCATTCCATGCTCCACCACCGCTTTTTGCTGCAGCTTCTATAGCAGGTTTTTTAGTAGCCCAATTGTAAATTTTATTTCCGGTTTTGAATAGTTGCCATCCACCCCATATCGATCCGGCTACTTGAACAACACCGTAGATAGCAGCTAAAGATACTCCTGCAATTGCTACGCTTTTTGTAACGTCTATAACCTTATCCAAAAAGCTATCAACTTCATCCTCTATTTTTCCGGTAGGGATACTATAATCAACTTTTGCAAGAACAAGTTTCGGAGTTTCCTTTATCTTAGTCATTCTCAAAGCCTGCCTAGATTCAGCTATCGGTTTTTGGGTTTCGTCCATGAAATCAACCACCACTGCATAAGGTTTTCCTGCTTCGAGAGAAGAAACCGCCATTGTGGTTTTTAGCTTTCCTGATTTTCTCAAGGAATCTACTGCATATCCAAGTTTAATATACTTTTTCAATGCATCTTTAGATCCAGACGCTTCCTCTTCATTAGATTCGAGGATCTTCATATACTCGGTAAAGCTAACTGCTTTTTCACCAGTGATTAGACTAGATGCCTGATCAGAAATGTAATTTGTAAGAGGTCTAACTCTATTATCAAGCTCCTCCTTTAATGTATTGTAATCATACTTAGCAGGATCTATTGATTCAGCTGTCCATTCTCTAGGATTAGCTTTTAACCATTTATCCCATCTATCAGAATATGCCCACCATTGAAAATCATTAAGATCTGTTGCAACACCCTTAGCATTTAGAGGCAATGACATTAATGGAAAAATATTCTCCGGCTTTACTGTATCTCTTTTTGCTGAGGCTGGTGTAGCCTTATAGACAGCGCCTTTTCTAAAAACTAGAATCATCTTTTTAAATTTTTTATTCTGAATAAATCCTTGAGTAAGACTTAGATATGAGATCTATCAGTTTAGCTATATATCCCTCGTTTCTGAGCTTTTTAAAGACGAGATTACCAACAGAGAATTCACCCTTTGATCCTAGATCTTCTTTCCTCATTTTTTGAGCCTTTTCCTTGATCCTATTTAATCTCTTATAAAGATCTTTCGCTTCCGATGGTAATTCTGGAACAAGTACAAGCTTTGATTCTAAATTCGAGATTTCGGAAACTATAGATTCGAATTTTTTCTTCACATCTTGCTCATCAATTTCTGGTGGATCGAATTTAGGAACTCTGATCCATTTATTATCTTGAAGTGAATATAATCCAGATGCTGTGTGAGGTTCTTTGATATCCTGCAGATATAGCTCAACATCATGGCCTCTTATTATAACATCATGTCTCAGATTCCACATGAATCTGATACCATCTATAGCAGCCTTTAAAGTTTTTTTATCGTTACTTATCTTGCTGAAATCAACCAAAACGTGGACATCCAAATCAGATTGATCCGTATAATTGTAGTTAGCAAGAGATCCTGTTAATTGGATATCAGATATAGGAAGATCTCCAAGTAGATCCCCGAACTTAGAATAGAAATCGTCAGCTATTTTAAGAAGCTTCTTTCGAACCAAAGGATCGAATACCCATTTTACCTTACCGTCTTTTGATGTATACTTATCCCAAAATTTAGGATTTAGCTCATCATTATAAAATGAGCCTATCTTTGCTTCAGTAAGAAAATATGACGAAAAATCTAAAACAGTATTCACAAAAAAGGATTATTTGGTTTATATATCCAAATAATCCTAGATAGAATTTAAAAAACCGATTAAGACCTAGATACTCACCTTATTCATGACCTCAAAAACGGTTTTGACATCAAGCTCGCAATAATCTTTAATTGAATCATATTCTTTCAATTCCCAGAAAAAATGTGAGACCATCGAGCCATCAAGATTTTCTTTAGGTGATTCTACCCCTAAAGAGCATGCTAAAAGATCAAGGCTTAGATATTTTTGTTGTACCCAGTTACCAAAAGAAAATATCTCGGATGAATCAAGAAATGGCAAATCCCAAGGCTTCTTATCCCATATATTAAGATTAGGTGGAACAGTTCCATTTTCAACACCAGTGTAAACTATTCTTTTGCCCAGACAAGCAACGTCAAATCCCTTTATATTATGCCCAGCTAATTTCATACCTTTAGCATATGCATTTCTAAATACTTTACAGCTTTTTTCGAGTATATGAATCTCATCATCGCCCCAGAAAGAAACTATTCTTAGATTGGATGAGCTATCAAGTGTGCCAAAAGAAACACAAACAATTCTAGAAAATTCAGGCTCCAATGAAGCTTTTTCAAGATATATCTCGTCAACAGACTTGTCTGATAACTCTGGATATGCTTTCCTGTAATATTCACATCTTTTCTCCCAGAGCTTAGAAAGTCTTTCGTTGCTTTCTTTGAGTGAAGAAAAATCTTTGAATCCTGTTGCTGTCTCAACATCAAAGAAAAGACAGTTCTTAAGTGTACCTTTATTTATCATATTTTTCCCATTTTGGGTCATACCAAAAAGTACGACCGTTTTTATCTTTCATCTTATTCATAGTAGGATTGTAATAGCATTTCATTACAGACCCGATCGATGATACTTCACCGAATGGGTTTTCCCAATCTCTTAATGTACCACCTCCGAGTTTATATACTAGCATGGGAATGTCACGGCACAAAGAAAATAATTCAGGTCCATATGAATTAATATAATCCTTTGCACTCGAGAAAGGGTCTGCGCCTTCTATTCGATAAAGTATTTCTGCACGTAAATAATTACCTATTCCATTGAACCATCTCTGATTCATAAGGACTTCATAAATTGGCTTACTAAAATCCCTATGATCCAAATTTTCCGTTATGTTATTGACAAAAGCGGTGTAGTCCAACGTAGGATCAGGTCCTCTATCAATGTTCCAATGTCCCCATTTCCATTTCCCAAATCTTCTAATATCAACAAATGCAAGGTAACCATCATCTGAAATAAAATGGATATGTGCATGCTTTTGCTCTTCGTTCTTAGGAACCCATTTAAAACATCCTCCCATTCCCATCGTCATCATCAGATGCTTAACCTGCATATTGTCCTCAGTTGCAAACTCAGGGGCAGTTGAAATAGTTAACATTAATTCCTTTCCTCTACTGCTTGCTTCTATGATAAAAGGAAAATCTAAACAAGAGAAAATATCCTCTCCCTTATGATATTCCTGTTTTTTTACAAGATGAAATATACGATCCCTCGATTGTTTATTTACATAATCTGCAGTGAGCTTAAGCTCAGCTAATTCTGGCATATCTTTCTTTTTTTACAAAAATACCCAAAAAGAACGCTATAAAAAAATTATTTCTTAGACATTTTGTTGATGACTATAGGTCTCAATGAGCTTCTTTCAGTCATATACTTAATACAGGTTTCTTTAGATCTTTCAGAGTCTATAATTACGTCTGTCTCTAGGCCGAATGTTGGGATTCTATGATTTAGCTTTAATGCTGTCTTTGGCGATACAAAAGCCCCGAACTCATCTATTTCGTCAGATTCAGAATATATGAAAATTGGAACTTCACCTTCTTTCCACGTTGAGCAGGAAAGAAATAGTGCTTCCTTATATGTAAGCCCACCGTTATTGAAGGTATGAGCTAGGAATCTAAAACATATAGGAATTTTGGTTTGATAATAAACACCGGACAAAAGATCTGTTACCGAAAAAAGACTAGGTTTTTCGTCGTTCGTAACCGCGATTAATTTTTTAACTCCAGGTAAAAATGAATTAATCTCAGAGTTAAATCTTTCCATTGTTGCTTTTCTAGCACCATAAGCAGATCCAACTCTTAATATAATCGACGTTGATCTAACTCCTATCATTTCAAGAAAAACAGAAATTGATAGAACAGTTTCCCTAGTTTTTTCAACAACATCTGGCATTTGACTTCCCAAAAAATAATATCCAGGGAGAAAGAAAAATATCCTATGTGAATTAGTTCTAATTAAATTAGAAAGATCCCATATCAGATCCATCACTTTATCTTCTTCCTCGATGGAAGAAAAGTCAGGAAAATTAAAATCCTGTCCAATCTCAAAACAAGACAATTTTATTGATTTAGAATTAGCGTCAATAGATTCATTCAAAACCATCTGCACGAAATCATAACAGGAAGTTATAGACCTGCCAAAATTTTTATTTACGCAACCAAGATTACCTGTGTTCTTACTTAAGATCATCAGTTCTTTTACAGTAAAAAAAGATTAAAGTTTCTTAACTACCCATTGCCTCTATACCAAGAGAGGTGTTATTGTAAACAGTAGGTGAATTGTATACCTCGGAAGGGAGATTATTAAATTTAAACTTAGAAATTATTTCCTTATGTCCTTTGTCTCCAGAATCGGCAAAAACAACTGTACTAGGAACCAGCTCTAGCACATCTTCCTTCTTCTTTCCTTTCGAAGAGACCTGAGCAAAGTATCTATACGATTTACCATCGGGAGCCTTATCGACCTTCACGATCATTCCAGCTACTTTCTTTTTTGAGTTTATAGGTAAACCGATAACGGTATCTCCGATCTGAAATTCTGCACCTGGAATAGTTCTTGCAACATTAGGATCAGGACCTACAGTAACAGAAAGATCCTTATAAGGCTTATATTGTACTTTAAAAACACCATTTGCACCACCGTATCCGTAGGTGTCTCCAAATACACCAACGTCGAAGAATTCATTTATAGATTTTATGTGACGCAAAATAGATTTTTATTTTCTCTATTTATCCGTTTTGATATCAGTTTTTGTGTGATCTATAAGATCTTGAACTTTTCTTGCTAATTCGTAGTCCTCCTTAGATAAAGCACTGTCTAGCATTTGTTTGAGAGTTGCATTCTCTATTTCTTCGGCTGGGGATATTACTATAGGTGCTGCTCTCAAGGTTAAAGCAATCCTTTGGGGAGCATAAAATACCTCAAGTCTAGATTCAGGAATAAATTCTTCTATATCATCTTCGAACTCCTCGTCTAATTCTTCATCTTCGTTAGGCATTTCCCAATCCTGATTAAACCATATTATCATCCATTGCCCGTAGCTAAATCTATGTATATCATTATTTACAACGAATCTAAGCAAGAACTTTAACTCATTCTTTACGTCATTCTTTGTTAAATTGTCGCTGAATACTTTTCTCTTTAGTCCAGGTATTACCTCGCTTCCTTCTCCAACACCAAAATGAAAAACCTTATGGACTTCAAAGATCGTATCCCAATCTAAGCTCTGAACCACTTTTTCTACTAATTTTTGAAAATCCTTTCTCATATACATCAGATAATTATTTTATATATCGGATCATTTAGAAATTGATTTCAATTGATCCTGTATAGATCTAGCCCATTCCTTGTATTTCTCAGGATAGAATTTTTTCAATTCAGCTAATTCTCTTTTAGATACCTCAAATTTGTTCATAATAAATTTTTCAGTATCATCGTCTATTTGGGGATCAGAAACTTTACTTTCTTTGACTTCACTCTTTTTTGTTTTAGTAAAGATCCATTTAGGAGGTCTTGTATAATGCTTGGATAAAGTTCCATGCCACCAGTCAACAACAGGCCTAGGAGATATCTTAGTATGATTGAATTGATTAGCCTGTATAGGAAATTCTATAGACATAATCCTATTGATCATAAAGAAGTTCTTAACCTTGTCGTTACGACTTACAACGCTCCATTCTTTATCGTTTTTAAATATCGATTTTACTATATCAAATAATTCCATCAGAAGTTGTTAAATGGGTCAAAGCTTTTAGGTGCTGACTGAGTTACAATCCAGTTAGTTCCGTCAAGGATTTTTACTCTATCAAGTGTTATAGATTTTCTAGGCAAAGATATTCCTCTTTTTAATTCCAATATAGTCTTTTCTATAACTTCCCTTGGTATGACATACTTATCAAGCCACATTAACTTATAATTTCTCAGCAGATTGGAAGAAACCTTCTCTCTGTTTTCTTGGCTATCAACATCCTTCATTATTCTAAGGGTCATTCCTGATATCCAATCTAAAAATTCAGAATCAGATATCAAATCTTTGAATTCTGAATCTTTCCATTTAGATTCTTGTAGAGATGCAAGGATATTTTCAGCTTTTTTTGGAGTTAAATTATTTGTTTTTTCCCCGACCTTCATTTCCCAAATACCGGGAACGGCATCTCCTTTATCACCTATCAACATCTTAACAAAAACAAAATCCCTTGGATTTATTTCCTGGACGTCTATCTTTTTAACGAAATCTTTAAATCTATCCTTGTCAGGATCCATCGATTCTGATATGTTAAAAATAGTTGCCTCCCCCGATTTGTTCAACCAATCAGATTCCCAAGATTGAGGAACAGAAAGAATATTATTCTTAGAATTACTATTCCAAACAACAGTCCAATTTGGTCCCTTCCATCTAGCAAGCTGGTACATGTCTTTATCACCAGATATTATTATACAATCCTCTCCCTTCGTATTGAAATAATCTGACCAAAAATAAAGAAGATCATCACCCTCTGCACCATCAACTTTAGAAAACACAAATCCCATGTTTTCTAAATGCTCACCGTAAGCTTGCAATAAATCGAAAAATACGCTCCAATCAACATTCTCGTCTTTAACCCTATTTGATTTATATCCTCCACCTTCAATTTCAACATCCTTCCTCCAACTTCTGCTATCAACAGTAAAAATTAATCTTCCTCCAATAGGAAGAGACCTTAAAGCAGAGCAAAGATCTGTAGTTATTTTTCTTATAAACATTGACTGCTCTCCCGCAGTTTTTAGGATCTCTCCAGGATCTTTAGATCCATATCCACCAAAAACACCAAAAGTTTTGTGGAAAATATAGTTTCCGTCTATTAAAACGTTAATCATGAGTGTATCTATTTAAATCAAAAATCGGATCGCCTACTGAGAAAAAAGGATCCGTTATAACATAATCAAAGTCAGTGAATGACAAGAAATCATTCTTGTCTGCCTCCAGTCTTCTCTCTATTTTATCAGCATCATTTCTTTTAGAAATTCTATCCCTCCTCACATTCTCATCTATATCAAGGTAGATCACAATCGATTCTTTTCTATCTGATTCTTTCATTTTAGAAAGACCCGAAGGTGTCATTATAAAGAGATTGCTTTTTTCGAATTCTTCAACTGATGTTCCGTATAGCCATTCATTGAATATGACATATTCGTAGAATTTACCCTTTGCAGCAAATTCAAATGCAGCTGATTCTCTAGATATAAAGTGATAATCAACACCATTAATTTCACCATCTCTAGGAGGACGTGTTGTATGTGAGATACAATATCTAAATCCTAACTTTTCTAATTCTTTTCTAAGGTGATCCTTACCTGATCCACCTTTACCTACTATAATTATTCTTTTCATCATTTCCAAAATACCTGTAACAGAACTATAGCAAAAGCAAGCGAAAGTGATATTCCATTCTTCAAGTCTATAGATTCACCTAAAAATAACCAAGAACATAATGTAAGAACAAATATACCAATTGAAAACTGAACTAACCTAATACTCCAAGTATTTCCCCATATATCATATCCAACTCTAGCTCCCATTACGAACCCAATAGATATCAAACTACCGAATATTACAGTAGAGAGTATCATGTTATTTTTAAACCAGTCCCATTTTATAAAAGCAAATTGCTGAATCCACGATCCAGCTTGGGACAATGCTATTATAATCAAAAAAACTATAAAATTCTTATTCATGCTAATCGATTAGTTTCTGGATGCTGAAAATCAGGGAGAGCAAGCTTACCACCGGATCGATGACAACCTGTCTCTGGGCCTGATGCTGAGCAACCAAAACAGCTACCGCTGGTATAATCTTAGCATATGTTGATTTGTTCTTGATAACCCAATTAATAAATTCCTCTCCCATAGCTACCATTACATCATCTACTTTGGATGAATACTGACCAACTATAATTTGATAATTTTTAGCAGGATCCTTAGAATCAAAAATCAGATTATAAAGTTCTTCGTAAGACCAAGCAGAGTCTTTTATTCTGGAAACATCTATACTTTTAGTTCCCTCTATAACCCATGATTGTATTCTATTAAGAGAAGATCTCAAATCTGGGAAATACTCCTTCTCAAATTCATTAAGTGATTCATCGTCTATGGAAATTCCAAGTTTACCTAGTATCAATCTTATCCGATCTTTCCACTCGTTTTTTAATTGATCCTCTTCTTCCTGATTTACTGGATCGAAATTAATAACCTCAAATCTACTTTGAATTGCTTCCGGAACTTTATTAAGCCAGTTACAAGTAGCTACAAATCTTGTATTTGCAGCAAATTTTTCAATAGTTCCTCTGAGTGCTTTATAAAACTGATCCGATGCACCATCGAACTCATCCAGGACGACCACCTTTTTAGAAGATTTACCGTCCATTATGCTAATAGTTGAGCAGAAGTCATTAATCTTAGTACGGATTGTCTCTACAGAACTTTCATCAGACACGTTTATAAATATGTGGGGCATTCCTTTTGATAGGATCTTCGCTAATGTGGTTTTACCACACCCAGGAGATCCAGCTAAAAGTACATTGTGGTTTAGTCCTTTATCTTCGAATAGAGCCCTAATTCTATTCGGTAAAATCATGTGCCTTATTTCTTTCGGGCGAAGCTTCTCAGTTAGAAGTTGATCAATCATAATATATGCTCTTTATCTTTTTAGAGAACAATAATCATGAAGTTTCCCATTTAAAATGATTTAGACATATCATCAGGTAGATCCTTATCATTTCTCAATTCGATAAATCGGGGAAGAAATAGGCTTCTATTACCATGTTTATCCGTGATCGGCTCGTTATATTGAACTGCTGCGATCTTTCCTATCAAAGAATCCGGGTCGATGCTAAGCGATTGTAGATCTGAATCTGTAAATCCGGATCCAACCTTAACATTCAGGGTTTTGCTAAGATCCGTGCATATAAATCCACCAATAAATCCTTCCCTTTTACCTTCACCTGGATACCAGCCAACAATTTCTAGATCACAGTCTTGAATTTGTTTAAGCTTAACCCAATTCTTACTCCTTTTACATTCATAGATATGGTCTTCTGGTTTTAAAATAACCCCTTCTCCTCCCATCGAAACTATCAATCCGTATATTTTCTGAGTTTCCTCAATAGAATCTACTACCCATTGACGTGCTAAAGTTACAGGAGAACCAGACTCGAGAAACCCAAGCAAGAATTCTAACTTCTCTCTCCTTTTTATAAAAGGTGTTGTACCCTTTCCTGTTTTAAGCACTTCAGCTTTTTCAACATCAAACACATTGAAGAGGAAATCTTTATCAATGTCGTTTGATGCGGTTCCTTTTAATATTTGGGTTACCTTACCTGATACTGATTTTCTATTTATGTCAGTAAGCTCCCCGTCGAAAAATACCTCACCTGGAGTATTTGCTTTATCCAAAAGATTACACAATGATAATTCTATTCTAGAAAGCTTAGTTTTGTCTAATTCATTAAAAGCTCTTGTGTAAAAACGAAATCCATTTTCTCGATTCCCGACCGCTATTACACGAACACCGTCATACTTTTCCTCACAGTATATTTTACCCCAATTTGGAACTTCTTTCTGGTCATCTGAAGCTAACATTAGTGAAGGATCAGGTATTAATTCTCTTCCAACTGCTTTATTGATTAGCTTTGCACCAATCCCAATATTCATTCTCTTGGTCAGGATCTTCATCAGAATATCCCTTAAAATTAAATCCTCCTTAGGGTCGGATGAAATCCTGGTGTTAATTAAAGTATTTGCTCTCTGTCTTAAAACATCGTTTGCAGCTGGTGCTTTTTTTAAATCCTCCACAAGAGACTTAAAAACAGAAAATCCAGGAAATTCAGAAGGAGGCAATATACCTCTAGATTTCTCAATCTCAAGTTTATGTAATTTAGTAGTTACAAATGGATTAAAACAAACATCCAAAATATAAAGCATCTCATCGCTAAGATTCTCCGAAATCATTCTCTGCTTCTCCTTTTGTGAGCCGTTTCCAGTCAGAAGTTCAATTTCAGCTAATACCCAAAGTTCTTTCGTCATATCTATTATTTTTCGTAATATTAAAAAGTATTTTCGTTAATAAAAAAATTATCCGGCATTAAAGTCTGCTATAAGCAAATTTAGATTAACTGGAACTGCCCCGGAAATCTTACAAACTTGTGATCCAGCTAGATTTGAGGCTCTTAAGCAATCACTGATAGGCATTCCTGCAAGGTAAAATAGCATAAAGACTGCACTAACAGTATCACCCGCACCAGAAACATCAGTTATATCGATTTTTACACCCCTGTCGGTAACAAAAAGATCATCTTTAACATAAACCATACCTTTTTCTGAAAGTGTTATTAAAAGCGATCCTACGCTGTTATTGAGCATTAGATCCATGGCTCTATTTTTTATATCATTCCCAGATAACTTGATATTTTGATCTACGCCTAAAAAATTCTTGAATTCAGAAAGATTTGGCTTTATTATGTGTGATCCCGAATATTTTGAAATATCATTATCCTTAGGATCGACTAGAACTGGTACTAATTTTTTAGAAAATAACGAGTTGATATGATCAACAACTCTTTTTGTTACCAACCCCTTTCCGTAATCCTGTATGATAACTCCATCTACAAGATGTGAAGCAGAATTCACAAGCTCAATTAAACAATTTTCAATATGCTCTGATATAGGAAAAGTTGATTCCTCATCGATTCTTACTATCTGATGGCCATTTCCAATAACCCTAGATTTAACAGTAGTTGATCTTCCGTCATCTAATCCTATTAGATTTATTCCGATATCTTTACAAAGGGATGACAATTTATCACCAGCATGATCTTTTCCTATAATCGATATTAGATCACAACTAGCTCCCATAGAGATAATATTCTGTGCTACATTTGAGGCACCACCTAAACAATAAGATCTATTAGATTTCAGCACAACAGGAACTGGAGCTTCTGGTGATATCCTGTATACTTTCCCGTAAATGTATTCGTCGAGTATAGAATCTCCTACTACGAGAATTCTTTTCTTTGAAATAAGATTGGCTAGATCCAAAGAATATTAGTTTTAAAGAGTAAAGCTTTCTCCACCACCGCCACCTTCTTCAGTAGCACCACCTTCTTTTTCAGCCTTTTTAGCTTCCTTAGCTTCGTTTTCCTTATACTTTTCATTCTTCCTAAACTCATCCATAGTAATACCAAGGAATCTTTTTATTAGAAATTCTTTATCAAAGTAAGGGGTTTCAGCTTCTCCTATTTTCTGGTTCATTCCTCCAAGAGCAGTAATAAAATCGCTTCTCTTGGTATAATTCTGAAGCTGTATTAATTCTTCAAACAAATTCTCTCTTACAAAATCCAGACCTAAATTAGCCTTAAATGATCTATCCTTTGATAATTCAGGAAAATCCAAACACATCTGAATATAAAGAGGTTTAACGAGTATTTCTTGGAAGATTGATCTAAGTCTAGTTAAGAATTTCTCATATCTTATTTCATCCCTTTCAAGCTGATCTATGGCTATCTGATAATTTGCTGGTGTACCCCCTCTAAAAGCAAATCTAGCATAAGGTATTTTTGAATCTAGTTTAAGTTTATTATAGAAATAAACAACGTTCTCCATCACATTAAAATCCGGACCATTAGGATCCAGGGTCGAAATATCTGGAGATTGTCCATCTTTCTCAGGAAACAAATAATTCTTATAAAATTGAACCTTTGGTCTACCGTTTACTGTTAATTCTCCGGAAAAATCATTCAGATCTATTTCCTCCTTGTAGATAGACATTAACTGCCCAAGGGTTTGCATTGCTTTCTGCTGTGATTGACTACCAACAGGGATGACAAATTTCAAACGATAAGAGGCATTCATAACATTCCAAATAACCCTAGTATTTTCCATTATACGTAGGATATTGTATGATCTTATTAATCTTTCTACATAGCTAACTCTAGAGACTGTGTTACCCTTAGCATAAGAAATATAAATAATCTGTTCAGCTTTTAACCTTCTGGTCATCTTATTATCATTCGGGTATTGAATCCAAATTTGCTGGAATTCACCGTTAGGTTGTTTTTCTGTTGCTGGCTGAAGTGAAGTAGCATCGAGCTCTTTAAAACCTACAATTTTTTTACCATCGGTAGAATATACAATCTCAAATGCAAGAAAACCGTCTATCAGGAATTGTCTAAAATATTGCCAGGCAAGAATACTCTGCTGGAAACCGAAAAGCATATAGAGATTCCTGTACGTTTCGTCCAACTTATCTACAACATTATTCTTAAGATCTATGTTTGCTAGTGATGGATAAGAAAAGAAATTCTTATCATCGTAATTTACAGAATCATCGGTAATTGTATCAAGAATAAAATCAATCTCACCATTCAAGGAAAATTTTCGAAGAAAATCCCTCTTACCTACATAATCCTTATCAAAATAAGCAATGTATTTTCTAATTTGGGTATCTTGATATCCAAGAGTCCATCTAAAAGCATCATTCTCAGTAAATCCGCTCCCTTGCTCATTAAAAAAATTAGATTCTGTCGAACCAATTGCCTGTGAATTTTTAATAACCATATCTTGGTACTCCATACCAAACTTACCTATTCTGGATAGGTTTTTGTACAGGTTACCTAAGAATGTTCTTTCCGCTACGTTATCTAGAAATCCGGCCATATCGTTTTATTTTATTCAGCTGGAGGTGTTTCTGTTTCGGGTGTTTCTGCAGGTTCCGCAGGTTCTGCAGATCCCTCAGCAGGTGCAGCAGCTTCTTCACTTTTACCTTCCTTCTTTAATTCTTCTTTTCTTTTTTTCTTTGCCTCCTCATTAGCCTTAATATCATCAGCAGTCATACCCAAATAGCTCTCTATAAGATAAGCTAAAGAAAAGAATGGCTTACCATCTTCATCAGTTAACCCATAAAGACTATCAATAGACTCTTTCTTTTTTGTCATGGTCTCTATTTCTTGATTTACCCTAAATGGGTTATCAGAAACAAAAGTTAATCCAAGTTGACTTTTAAAAAGATAATCCTTTTCAAGCTCCGGAAAATCCTTACACATCTGGATCCATAGTGGCTTAACAAGGATATCCTGAAATATAGATCTCAATCTCGTTACAAATTTTGCAAATCTGATTTCTTCCTTGTCAAGTCCTTCTGCAGAATTTGAATATTGACCTATAGATCCTCCATCCGGTCCTTGGAATCTAGAAAAAGGAATTTTTGATTCCTGTGCTAATTTGTCAAAGAAATATGCTAATGGAGCGGGATCATTAAGATTAGGACCCGCAGTGTTTAAAGGCTCGATAGTTGGTGTACCATTTACACCTGAAGGCATAAGATAATTTTTGTAGAACTGTATTTTCGGTCTACCGTCTACAGTAAGTTCTCCACTATCGTCATTAAATCTTATATCCTCTTTATAGATACTCATCAATTCACCTAAGGTTTGCATTGACTTCTGAGGTGATCTTGATCCGATAGGAACTGTCATCTTCATCCTGAATGAAGCGTTCATTACCGACCATATAACACGGGTATACTCTATGATTCTTAATATGTTATAAGGTCTAATCAATCTTTCAGCATAAGAAACCCTGGAAACTGTATTTCCCTTAGCATATGAGATATAGACTATCTGAGAATCATAGAGCATTCTCTTCTTATTAATGTCCTTAGGATATTGATACCAAACATTAAGAAAAGATCCATCCTTCTGTTTTTCTACAGATGGCATTAATGTCGTTGCATCAAGTTCTTTAAATCCTATGATATTTTTACCCTTGTCATCGTAAATAATCTCAAATGCGATAAATCCGTCAACAAGAAGCTGCCTGAAATATTGCCAAGCAGTGCTATCGTCGCTAAACCCAAACATATCATACAATTTCTTGTAGTTTGAGTCAATTCTATTTATAACCTTTTCTTTTATATTGGTTAGATTAAGAAAAGCTGGGTATGCAAAAAAATTATAGGAATCGTAAGTTATGGACTCGTCACAAACAGTATCCAGAATATATTCGATTTCAGGATTTAGTGAAAACTTTCTAAGGTAATCTCTCTTACCTGCGTAATCCTTATCAAAATAACCAATAAATTGCTTTGTTGTTGTATCTTGTCTACCTAGTGAATACAACATTGTATCATCTTCGATAGGACCTTTCTTCATGAACTCAGCTTCGGTCTGACCGATAGCCTGGGAGTTCCTAATGACCATATCACCGTACCTTAATCCAAAATTACTCAGGGATTTTACTGAATCCTTAATTCTTTGAAATATGGGATTTCCTTGTGGGTTATCTGTGAATCCTGCCATCTATTAATACATCAATATCTTTCTTTAGACCAAATCAAGCATTTAATTTCGTCTTATATTGATTATATATCGCCGAAACAGTCAGTCCTTGTATTTGTGTATCTGTTAAGAAAGGTATTTTAGACCAATCATCATAAGATATGATTTTAACAGACTTCATATATGATTTTTTAAATCCATTCATAGCAAATTTATATCCATCATTACCAAAGATGGACGAAAGGTAAACCGATTTTATCAATATAGGCTCCTGTAAAGATGGTGGATTTTTTAAATTCGCTGAAATCTTACCTATAAAATTATCAAAATAGGATCCCAAAATTTTAGCTCTATATTCATTAGGAACTATATTAAGATCAAGACCTTTTAATATATTTTCACCATTAACTTTCTCCTCAGAAATAAAAAGAAATACAGGTCTTCTGTCTATGAATTTAATACGATCGGAAAGATCTGTCTTGGTTAGATATTCTCCAGTGTATATTTTTCCTGGTATATAATTACCACTTAAAGGTTCACCCTTTCCGTTTGGTGAAAAATATTTTTCTTCAAAAAGAGAATTTGTTTTCTGTATCAGGGAACTAATTGATTGAGCTCCGTTCTGATAATCCTTTATTTGCTCAGCAAAGTTTTTCACTTGCTTTTAAATAGAAAATTTTCATCAACCACACCAAATTTGTATCCTCTCGCAGATGCCCATTCTTTAGCATATTTGAATTTTGCCTGGTTAGTAATCCAGACTTGCATTTTATGGTTGTATGATTTTAGCTTTTGTAAAGTAGCATTACCTTCCAGGATGGGTCTTTTAAATTGTGATTCTGGTTTTATCTCTATTATCCAGTCTTGCTTATTATCATCATCCTGTAAAACCTGTATATAAAAATCAACGTTATAAACATGCTCCTTCTTATCGAGCGGATTATAATAAGGAATTTTTAAAGGTTCTGAACTCCATTTGAGTATTCTCTCGTTCGAATCACAATATCTACAGAATCTAAATTCCCACGAGGATCTACAAATTATATTATGGACGTCACCAATATACTTTTCAGGGTTTTTTGGTACATAGAGTCCAGATTTATAATCCCCATTGGGTTTTATTTTCTTGATATCTGTCATACTTAAACGTTGTACGAATTATCCTCACCAGTGATGTAAGAAAAAGGTATTGTTTTTGGTGCTTTTGGTGGATGTATTTTTTTCCATCCTTTCGCAAATCCATTCTTTGCAATTTGTGTATAGTACGAGAATGGGTTATTAGATTTTGTTGGATCAAATCTATTCCAATATTTTACTAAGTCCTCCATAGCAAAAGCCATGCAATCTTCCTTATCTTCAGGATCTCTATAAGCCATTTTTTTAGAGATTCCGTTTATCATAAGCGTGAACATCTTTATAGTACGCGGAGTTAATTCGCCCTTTTCCTTACATTCAAGGATAGCGGCCATTAAATCCGCATTTCTAACATATTCTTTTGCCATAGTTTATAGAAATATTTCTTAGTATTCTTACCCCAAACCTCGAGGATAGTTTCGGTCTAGTCTATTTACGATCTTCAGAATCCTCATCAGAAGAAATGAGCGTTGCGTCCTCTGGTTCTTTACCATCAGGTGCAACGCTCATTCGATCTTTTAAATCATCAACGAAAGGCTTTGGACTTTCGTTTTGATCAGAGCTTGATGGTGCAAACGACCAAACTCTACTAAGTATTTTTTTTAGTTTTTTTTTGACTCTTCGCTCTCGTCAATGTTATATCCCATTTCAGAATTAACCTCAACGTTAGTCTGAGCTTCAGTTCCAGCTGCAGGTGCATCAGCTAAGTTTTGATCTTCATCATTAGCTTCTGGCTTATTTGCCTTAGGAATAGTAACTTCAACTTTATAATCAGCTTCAGATTCTCCACCTGGAGCGGTAGCTAAATTCTGATCTGTATTAGCCTTTACCTTAGATACACCAGATTCAGGTGCATCAGCTAAATCTTGATCTTTATCACTAGCTTCTGGGTTATTAGCTTTAGGGATAGAAATCTCTACTTTATAATCAGCATCGCTTTTTCCTCCTGGTGCTTCAGCAAGTTCAGGATTTGTTTTTTCAAGATCTGATTCATTAACATTGTATCCAATCTTATCAACTAACGAATCTTTCAATTTAACCTCGAACTTAGTTTCTTTTTCTTTACCCTCAGGTGCTTCTTCAAGGTTAGCGTGATCTAGATTTTCTACATCTTTTTTGCTAGTAACTTCTTGCTCTTTCGAAGATGGAGCAGCAGTTGTATTTGCTTTCATAGTAGCAGCAGGAGTCATATCTTTAGAACCGGCAGTGGCTTTTGTTGGAGCAGAAGCCATTTCATTCTCCTTTATTTCCTCCTCATCTTCCTGTGGTTTGCTTTTTTCGTCGTTCTCTTTACCTGCATCAGCTAAAGCTTCTTCGATATCAACGATTTCATCTACTCTATAATCGCCTGTTTTGCCATTATCCATCAATACAGTGTATGATCCTGAAGTAGAATCTACAGAAATAATTTTTCCTGTGTTTCCAGACTCTTTAACTTTAATGTAGTCTCCAACATTAAATTTTTCATCCTCGTTAACATTTTGAACTTCTGAAACTCCTGAATCGATTTTCTCAATTTCTTCGTTAACAGCAGACCATTTTTGTCTCAATGTATTAAGCTCCTGCTCTAAGAGAGATTTAGCTCTTTGTAATTCTTTAGAGTTAGTAAATACAGGATTTTGAGACATCGTAGCTTCGATTTTCTGAATCTCTTTTTCCACGATAGTGATGTTTTCAATAATCTGAGCTCTATCGTTAATCATGATAGATTTGATTCTATTTTCTCCGTCTAAAAACTCGGTAAGACCTTCTGATATGTCATACTTTAAAAACTCCTTAATCATAGAAGAAGCCTGAGTTCCGTTTACAACGTACAAAGAATTCTCATTCATTGCAGAATTGATCTTGTTCAAATAGAGCTTATTCTCCCATTTAATAAGATTAACTGATGCTCCCTCATAAACCTTAGAATCTAATCTTTTTGCAAAGTCCAATTCTACGATTTGATCAAAATTTTCGTAGATGTTGATCAAATCAGAAATTGCTTTTGATTCGTTAATACCAAAAGTTCCAGAAATCTCAAGAGCGATCTGTTTTGCCAATTGTGTATTATCAGCGAATTTAATTTTATTACCCTTTGAGTAAATGTTAACTGAATCGTTTTCCCCTACCAATTTGTAAGCTTTATCGCCAATAAAGTATGAGATACCGCTCTCGTTAACCTTAACCATCGGAGAATAGAAAGACTCCAATAAGCTCATAAAGTTTTTAGGTAATTCTGAAATCTCCTTGTTAGATAACTTTCTGATACCTTCTGCATTACCTTCAAAAACGTTACTTCCGATAGTAAATGTTGTTTTACCGCTACCAACTAAAACTGGAGAGAATAATCTACTTACTGAAGAATTTCCACTATTAACAGGAATGCTTAATTTTTCATTAGAGCTTTCCATTAATGAAAGACTATTAACAAGATTTCTTACAGCTGGATTGAAAGACCATCTAGACAATTCTTTTGATAACAAAGCAACCGATTTATTCTCAGAAACTAGCCATTTGTTCAATGACTCTGTAACAGGAGAATAGAAATCAGATCCAGCATTTCTTTCGATCGAATATAAAGCTTTAGAAACCTCAATCTCAGGTTTAAGAGAATTTAAGCTCTCTGAAATTTTTTCGTAAATGGATTTTACTTTATTGTCCCATGTAAAGTTTTGTATTTCTGAAGCAAACGATTCAGCTACAAGAAACTCTGGTAAATTTTGAGACTTAATAAGGTGTGTGTATTTCTCACAAAGAACCTTAACATTAGGATGCTCATATATTCCTTGTCCTTTTATAGAAAGTATAGATTCATAAACTCCTAAGTTATTAACTCCTTGTGACTGAACAAATGCTTTAGCTGCAGGATCATTATCAGCAAATTGAGATAGGCTCTCAGAAATATTAGAAGCTAAGTCTTTTTTCTCCTCAGTTTTTCCGTCAACGTAAGAACCAGAAGTTTTAGAAAAAGAAGATCCTAAACCACCCCAAGACTCCATAAGTCTAGAAGCCATTGATTTAGATTTTTCAAGTTCTTGCTTTCTTAGCATTTCCATTGGATTTACTTCATTCGAAGCAGAATTATTTGCCTCGTTAACCGATTCAATAATTTCAGATTCATTCAAAGTAACAGTTCCTTCTTGGATGTTTTTTATGTGAGATTCACACAGTGTTCTCACTTCAGGAGAATTAGTATTATCTCTTAGAGTTTTCAATTGATTTAGTAAATCCATTTTACTTTAGTTTTTTTGCTTTCTATATATCTCTTTAGCGAGATTGAAACCTTCTTTCTTATATATTCAACATATAATAAGAAAAATTAGACCTTATCTAGCCACCAATATCTCTAATTTTACGGAAAAATCAGTATGTGGATTAGTAAAAGTTATACCCCCATTATTGTACGGGAATGTATCTTTACTTAAATTCCATCCAGTCTGATCAGCATCAGTTGACCCAACCCTAGGACCAGAAAGTATCATTAATTGTCCTATGTTATATGTCTTTCCTTGATATGTCCACGTTATGTACTTTTGAACTTGCGGTGTTCCGTTAGTTGGTGTAGGGACTCCTGGTATAATAGGAACCTGAGATCCATATAGGATAGGATTTATGGGAGCAGGATATTTAACCTTTACTGCTATCCATTTGACGTATCCATATTCATCAGCAAGATCGGTTTGACTAATCTTTATACTTTTTCCAGCATCTAGAGTTACTCTCAATCTAGAATAGGCAGAAACGACATCGATCATATTTTTAAAATCAAAAAAAGTCGTCATGTTATAATCTTCCTCTAAGACAAATTTATCCTTAAAGAAGATAAATCCGCTTGCAGGGACTGGTGGACAAATTATAGGTCTTGTTGCCATTAGCTCGCTGTCAATATTGTTAATTTTACAGAATACTCAGTCGGATTCGAAAAGATAAATCCTCCAGTAGCAGCACCTGTGTATCCTGCTTGGTTATTAGGGTCAGGATAAACCTCCCATCCCTTCCAAGAAGCATAAGGCTTAACTTGACCCGATAGGACCATGAAATCACTCATGACGTATCGCTCCACGCTATTGTAATGCCAATAAAGAACCCTTTGGTCTTCCGTTGCATCAGCATAATAATCAGCTTTCGCCATAACCAAGCTAACCTCACCGTACGTAGTGTCAAAGTCACCTGGATCTAGGTTTACTGATGTATCGGGTGCAATAACAAAAGTCTGTTTTTGGTATCCTGAGAATGATTGTATAGGATGAAAGAAGTCAACCAGCTCAAGCTTATCGTCTGTTGTTGCTTGGTAAACTACATTAAGTGATGTATTGAATAATCTAACTTCATGTGGGTCATTAAAATTAGAGAACGTAAGGTTCACTCTTCTTAAAGATCCCTCAGTATTAGCTATAAGAGTATATTGGGTGGTAAATGGACCAGTCTGCCCTGTCTTAAGTCCTGGGTTTGCAGTACCAAGCCCAAAAAATGCGTTAGAACCAGTGGCACCATTTGATGCTCCACCACCATAAATATCTAAATCATCACCAATGTTTGCTGTCATTATAATCTAGTAGGATTTGAGTCTCCAGCTGAAGGCAGTGTAACCCTCTGGTGGGAAGATTTGTTTGAATTTGCATTTTCAAACTCCGATGAAATTGAGTTATCATCTATCTTGATCTCTCTTACATCACTTTTAGCAGGAACTTCTTTTTCTTCAGATATGTTCTCTGTCTCGTAATTAAATTTGGTGGTTTCTAATGGCTCATATATTTTATTAACATTAGAATCCTGGAGATCGAGTATATTGTTATCAAATTCAGGATATTTAGATGCTTTATCGTCCTCTCCTTTTTCTACTTCTTCCGGACCGTTATTATTCACCACATCGTCTAAATCACCATCTTCAGGTTTTATATAGTCAACTAGGGATTTAATAAATCCAAGTGCTACAATAGGTAATATAGCACCACTAACTATCGAGAGTACTCTTTTTTGAAATATAAGATCTTCCTCGATCAATCCAAATAATTCACTCCATGCAGTAAAATCGTGGAGATTTACATAAGCATAGTAAGTATTACCCATTGCTTGCATTCCAGTAAGTAAAAAGAATAGAATCCAAACTAGAGTCTTATTCATTTTATGCATAGCTATCAAAGAAGCAAGAGAAGCCGCTGCACCAACTTCAAAAGCTATAGCAAGGGAAACTGCCAGCCAAGTCGGATTAGAAAGTTTGAAAAAGTCTATCACGTGAATAGTAGAGATCACAGATACCATTAGGTACAGTGATACAAAGGTTCCTATAATAAAACCACCTACTAACTTTGATTTTTTATTTGTCTTCACCTTCTATTTTGTTTTTAATGTCAGATAGAGAGATTTTCTTTTTATCAAAATCATCTTCATAAATTAGAAATTCGAACATAACCTGGTTCATCTCTTTTCTCATTTCCTCTTTAGTAAGAGTATTGATAGAATCAAGTTTAGCAGAAATTTCAAGGTTCTCTTTTTTAATTTTAGCAACATTGCTATTTACGCTACATTGTCTGAAAAAAAGAATTACCAGAAAACATAAAAGGATAATGTTGAAATTGTCCTTAATCTTTTGTAACATGTTATTCATAATTTTTAGATTTCTTTATATATCCATAAAAAAACTTTAACCACAAAAAAAGCACCCTAAGGTGCTTTTAAGTTATTTATATCTTCTGCTAATTAAGCAAGATCAAGTCCTTGTTGTGCAGCAGCAAGTTCTTTCTCAAGTGCCTGAATTTCCATAGCATCTTTTTTAGCAGACTCTAGCGCTCTTTCGAAAGGCTTTAACATCTTGATAAATCTTTCTGCAGCAGCCAATCCAGATCCACTTTGTTTTGAAAGAAAATAGTGACTAGCTTCAAGAGGTAATGATTGAAGATAAACGATATTATCTTTAATACCCTCCTTGATTATATTATTCATGATCTTAGAGATCTCGATAATACCCAAAGATTCCTTTTCCTTCCATTGTGCTTCATTCTCAATGAAAGATACAAATCCAGTGATATCTTCCATGCTTTCAAATTGAACTGCGTAAACTTTTCTCGAGAGCTTATCCTTAGCCTCGGTTAAGTTTTTTTCAGCTGCTTCAATTCTTCCTAAATTCAAACGGGAGAT